GTACAGGCGAGGCTAAGTTCAACCAACCTTTCCACATATAACGAAAGAACTTATTCGCTAAATCAGGTCGATCTAATCTGTGTGCTATTCTATTAGCTACTCTTCGGTAAGCTAACTTTGGAGTTTCTTCTGGCATTAAGTATCCTTTTGAGATAGTTGCAATAGAAACTTCATTCATCCATTCTGGGTAATCTTTGCCAGCTTCCCAGCTACTGGTATCTACTATATGTGACATAACCTTTATATTAAAATGCGTTTGACCAATCTAAATGTCCTTTACTGTAGTTTGTAACTCTACTTGCAAAGAAATCTGTTTGTTGTTTTCCAGCGATAACAGCATCAAACCATTTCATAGTTTTTAATGCACCTTTATCGATATCTTCAGCAGGAATAATAGGACTTAACCCTAAATCTGCCATTTTTGTATTTACTCTATGACGAATAAAGTTTTTTAATTCGTCTTTAGTTAAGTTTTCAAGATCTCCCATTTCAAATATCTTATCGATAAAATCAAACTCTAACTGTAATGCAGTTACTGCTGCTTCGTTAATATCAGCAATAAGTTCTGGGGTTTTAAACTCTGGATGTTCTGTCATTAGGGTTCTAAATAACCAACATCCTGCTTCAGAGTGAAGACTTTCGTCTCTTACAGACCACTCTACTATCTGTCCTACACCTTTGAGTTTATTTCTCATTTTAAACGATAATAAAACTGCAAATGAGCTGAATAAATTTACACCTTCAGTAAATGCTGAGAATATAGCTAATGATTTAGCTCTATCATGCCAGTTAGGTTCACCATTATGACCATCTCTAACATTCATTAAAGATTCTATCTTTGCCATAGTAGCTTCATCTTCCATAAACTCAGCAAAGTTATCTAATCCTAACTGCTCGTTTAATAAAGAATAAGCTTCAGCATGAATCGTTTCAGAAGAGCCTAAAGTAGTTCCCATCATAATAACTTCTGGTTTTCTAAACCACTTTGTTACTAGTGTTGACCAATAATCGTTTACTACTGTTTCTGTTTGAGCAAAACCTTTTAAAATACCCCCTACTACATTTTTTTCATGAGGTTTCATATTGGATTTCCAATCAGTTACGTCTTGTGCCATTGGTACTTCAGTATGTAGCCAGTGTGCTTGTTGTTGCTTTAACCAGTAGTCGTATGCTTTAGGGTACTCGAAGGGCTTGTATACTACTCTTTCATTTAATAGACTCATATATTTTTATATATTGTTGTTGATGTTAGACAAGAATACCCGTTGGAGAAATCCTTCGGGCATAGTAATAAATAGAATATATATTCAATATTCTTGAAAAAATTATGCATTAAATTCCTCTTGAGTTATTTGACGGGACATTTTAGCTGCATGCTGCTTCTTCTTTAGTTCAAACTGGATTTCTTCACTAGTTGTAGTAATTAAATCTGCAGCTTCAGCTTTGCCTTCGAAAGTAATGTGCCCATTATTAGTATCCATTTTAACATTATAAGTCATACCGTCTTGTCCATAACGGTTTTTCATTACATGTACTCTTCCTGTACCTAAAACTTTATCTTCTTTTTGTCTTGATAGGGAAATACATATATCTGCTACCATCATTTTATCATAACTGCCAGCTGCCTTATCTCCTTCTATTACATTATCTCTAGCTCCCATTCTATTAACCTGAGAAGGTGTTAATATTGGTATCTTTAAGTCTTTTGCTAATCCTTTAGTAGCTATAAATACATCATCTATTTCATCTTTTCTTTCAAACGATTTTCCTCTAGAAGGAGCTCTTAAATAATCTACATAATCAATAATAACGAGATCCGGCTTATGATCCATATCCATACACTTCTGGATATGTGACTTAACTGTATTGACAGTAGCTCCTTTTGGAGGGTATTCTTTTACTATAAGTTTACCTTTAAGATTATCTACGTATGTTTGGACTTCCTTACGGTGTTTATTAACTTCATCAATAGAGTACCCTGTAAAGTAGCAATCAAATCTTTTACCCACATAGTCCTCTCCGAGCTCGAGGGTATAGTAATTAACTTTATAACCAAGAGAGACAGCATGAGCAGCAATAGCAACCATACACCATGACTTACCGCCACCAGGGTTACCAAAAACAATACCCAAATCGCCAGGTCCGAATCCACCTTGAATACCATCATTAAAAATAGGCCAAGGAGAAGGAATGGTAGGACGGTAATCAGTTCTATACCTAGTTTCAACATCTTTATTATACTCATGTCCAATATTTTTATCCATACCTGCTTTCATAGCTTTTTCTACTTGATTTCTAATACCATCGAAGTCTCCTTCTTTAAGTAAATCAGCTGAGTTCAGTATAGCGTTTTTCATTTCTTGATTCTTACAGAAAGTTTGAAACTCTTCCTGTACATATTCTAAATCGTCTTGTGTAGCTTCATATGAGTTTCTTAACTCTTCTTTGAGTGCTACTTGAAGTATTTCGTTTTCTAGCTTTTGAAGTTCTACTTTAAGAACATCCATAGTTATGTTAGTATGATACTTATCAAAATACTCACATATCTGCTTAATTATCCATTTATGAGAATCAGCATCAAAATAGTGATCATGCAATACATCCCTAACGTTTAATAAAAACTTTTTATCAGTAAGTAGAGATCCTAAGACCTTTAACTGAAACCCTTTCCCGTACTGCTGTAAACTCTTTAATGTCATATAAAACCTTTGTTATAATATAATTACTTTTTATCTAACAACCAACTGCTTGATTGTATTTTATCTCCTAAGCCATCAATCAATTCTATGTCGAACTGTTTGCATATATCAGCTTCTGGTATAGTTCCGTTATTTTGATCGCCACCGTTAGCAAATGCGAGTTTTACCGAACCGTAGAATTTATCTACCATTACCTTTAATGTAGCATTTTGAGTAGAATCTTTATCTATTGAAATCCAGGCCATATCGACTATAGATAAGGATCTAATAATACGTATTCTTTCATCTTCATCCTGAAAGAATTTAGAACCTTTCATTTTCCTTTGATTATCGTTATTCACAATTACTATAAGTAAATCACCTATTTCTTTAGCCTTTTCAAATAAGTCTAAATGACCTTTATGTAGAGGATTAAAGTATCCGCTAACTATTATTGCTTTTTTCATAACTTTCAGCTATTAATTTTTTAAATTTAGTTGTGCTCCATCCATGATCTCTGTTCAGATAGTGAATTGGTATTTTTAAATCGTCTCCAGTAAAAGGCTTATCTATATAATCATCTCCTAAAAACCTAATATCAAATTCTCCTACTTTAAGTAAATCGTATAACTGTTCCTCATATGTATACCTTATAACATCATCAACATCTCCTAAAGCCATCAGTATATCTTTTCTGTCATCAGGTGAAAGTACAGGTTTAAGTTTATGTGGTCTTTCAATAGAAGGATCAGTATGTAATAGTACTACTAATACAACACAGTTTTTTTTCATCTCAGAAAACATCTTAATATATCCTGGATGCAGTACGTCAAAATTACCTGCTATAACTCCTTTAATCATATTTCCAAAAAACTTGAAGTAACACTATAACAAGTGCTAATATTAATATTATTCCAGTTTTCATATTTACTCCTTCTTTCATAAAGATGTATGTGAGTAAAGTAAAACTAAATATACCAGTTGCGAATCCTAATAATCTAGAAGGCCACAGTTTTCCATCGAATGCTTCTACTATATATGTAGTACCGTATATGTAACTCATACCGACCGGTATACCCATCAAAGCTGCAACCCAAAAAGGGTTCTCTTTAACCCAAGTATTGAGAAACTGTCCATTAGTTTGAAACCAAGACAGAGCTTGAGCAATTAAAAATAAAAATACTCCTATGAGTAGTGTTTTGTAGTTCATGATACAGTAGTTAGTCTTCTAAAGTTTTCTAGCCATCCTTCAGTGTTTTTAGTAATTCCTTCTATTTTGTCTTGATCTAGTGAATGAAGGAAGGCACCAGTCTGTAAATCAGGTACTGGTGAATTAAGTACTTCGTTTACATATTCTTTTTCTTTATCATCTAAAGCTGTAATGTGTAGATCCATAAGTTCGAAGTTAGTTTCAACTTTTCTCCAATTATGAATAATTTTAGCGAAAATCTTTTTGCCGTCTAATTTTTCTTCTGCTACTTTATAAACATAGTCGAGATTAGTTTTTTCAGTAAGTAGTTTAGGAAATTCAGCTACAATAGTCTTAATACCTAATCCTTTAACTCCCTGAAGATTATCAGAGTTATCACCAGTTAATGCTTTTACTATATTGTAATTCTCTGGTAGTACCTTTAGTTCTTGAAATATGTTATCTTTTGTAAAGATTTTCTTTTTAACTGGTGCATATACCTCTATAGTATCGTCTACCAACTGTAAAAAATCTTTATCTGATGAAACTATAGTACACTTTTTTACGTTTGAGGTAGAAGCTTTTTTTGCAATCCAAGCCATTATATCATCAGCTTCTAACTTGTCCATGACTAACTGATGTACTGGAAGGCAGTCCAAATAGTCTTGAGTTCTGTATAGCTGCCCTATCAATGCTTCTGTTTCCTCCTCTTTAGTATCGTATAGACCCCAATGAGTAATTCTACTAGTAGCACGTTGTGCTTTATAGTTAGGATCAATATTCTTTCTATTAGCAGATCCTCCTTTACCGTCCCATACTATTATTACTCTAGTTGGATCGAATATACGAGTAACATACCCTAAGGAACGAAGAAACCCGACCAGGCCTCCAACGTGGGCGCCTGATGGGTTCATCGCTTTGAGCAGCGAGAACGACCTGATTAAGGTGTTCATCGCATCAACGACTAAAATATGGTCGTTTAATGCTCGGGGAGGGGTTTCTTTTAAGTTTTTTATTATATCGTTATATGACATCTATATGATAGAACGTTTTTGTTCTGTATTTTTATGTATCCAGCCAACTATTACAAACCTTATACCTTGTTCTACTGGTTTTACTCCATGGTATTCAGAGCTGTTAAAGATAAGAGCTCTACCTGTTTTTAATTCTACTACTTTATCTTCTAAGAAGAATTGACCTCCTTTATACTCACCCACATTGAGAGGTATAGAAAAAGAATATATTCGATTATTAAGATGATTTGAATCTTTGTGTTTATTATACTTTCCTCCTGGAGTGTATCTAAGTAAGACTAGTTCTTTCAGCAACCCTAATTGAGTAGTATGTTTATTAATAGTATCAAAAATAAACTCATCATGAAGTATTGATACTTCTTCTACTATTCTATATTGAGTAACTTTTTTTTTACTTCGTCTACCTACAGCTCCAGGAGTCCATGCTGTATTAGTAGCATATCTTTCTAGTATAGCAGTACATTCTTCTTTAGAAAAAACTTGTACTTGATTAAACACTAATCTAAAATATTAGGAGTAATAGGAGTTTCTTCTAAATCTCCTTCTTCAATTAAATCGAAGTCTACTGATCCTACTAATTTTAGCCAATGATCTTTATGGGCATCTTTGTATTTATCTATATCTCTCTTATCATCAGCTATAAAACCATGAGGTGTCATTACTATTCTACCTCTTGACTGTACTCCGCCGATATGATTCTTCTCTACTTGAACGTTAGTACGTTTAGCAAACTCTACCTGCATACCAGCTTTGATAGCTTTAATCTTAGACGTACCTGGATTAGTTATGTTACCAAAAGTAACCACTAAAGTAGCATCGTACCACATAGACATTCCACCTTTATTCTGAAGCTTAGGTTGACCCATAGGCGATTCTGGTTTCATAGTCCATACTTTATTAATAGCTACTAACGTATTAGTATATGGAGAGTTTTCTTTTCTAGATAATAGAATCTTCTGATTAAGATTATTACCAAACTGAGTAGACATAGCACCTGCATTCCATTCGTTGTTGTTCTTATTAGAACGTACTGAAAGATCACAAGGTACTGAACCTATACTATCCCAAAAGAAACACATATCATAAGGTAAGTTACCTTTAGCTTGTTCGTCCATCAAGTCAGCAATATAAACCGCTACCTCTTCAATAGTATTAAGTATACCTCTATCTGCGTATAAGAAATGACCTTCGTAGTCAACAACTGTACCATTAGCATCAGTTACTTCTTCAAACTCTAGACCCATCTCTTTAGCATGCTCCCAAGACCATTTCATCTCAGTTACAATAAAGACTGGTAATATACCTTGTTTTTGAGCATTCACCGCAGCTTCTATCAGAGCAGTAGTCTTTCCTGTATCACTATGTCCACGTAGTAGAGTGATATGTCCGGTAGGAATACCAGGTAAGGAAGTAATATCTTGAAAAGCTTTAGAAAGCGGTATCCATCCTTGCTCCTTAAACTTTACAGAAGCATTAGCAAAACCTTTCTTTTTCTTAAAATTACCTAAATTAAACGACTTACGTACAGCAGCGGTCGCTTTAGCTTGTGTATCTTCTTTTTTCGCCATTATTCATTGAATAGATCATCAAACTTACTAACTGTATCTTGGTTTCCTGCTGTTGCTGTTTCTAACGTAAAGTCAGTTTTAGGTGAAGCAACTTCAGCTCCTGCAGCTGGTAGATCTTCTTCCGTAGTAGCAGTAGGATCTAAATACTTTTGCAGTTGCTTTTTAACGAAATCATACTGCATAGGTTTGTGAACTTCCATAGGATCTGGTTGCTCTTTCAACCAAGACTCTACTTGTGTAGTATTATCCGATAATTCAGTTTGTTTAGGTTTGATTCTAACACTAGTCTGAGGGTAAGGGTTTCCTTGTACCTGCTCCACGACTAGGTCCCATCCGTTAATAACGTCTGTGATATCTCCGATATCTTCATCGGCGATTAAAGCAAGTAATGCTTTATATATAGTAATACCGAATCCCCATAGTCTAACTCCTTTATCTTCTTCTCCTCTAACTATTACAGGAGCAAAGATTCTAGTTTTAGGGTTAAGTTTACCAGCTAGAGACCAGTTGTCTTTATCTGATGTCTTTTTTAATTCGTTTACAAATTCTTCGATAGGGTCTTGTTTACCGAAGTTTGACAATGCAACCATTGGTCGATCTCCTACTCCATAGTGAAATTTGAGCTCTTTGAATGGCATTGTCGGATCAAAAGCAGAAGGTACTAGTCGTACAGTTTGCTTACCTACTTCAGGTTTCCAAAATATTTTGGTGTAGTCAGTTTTTTCTCTCTCTTGACCATTAGAGTTTAAGGCATCTAGTTTAGCCTTGATTGCATTTAAGTCCATATAACTGTTTTTAATTTATAACTTTATAATAATATAAGAATAAAAAACTTAACTGGCAACTAAAAATAAATTATTTTACTGAATTTCTACTATCTTAAATAACTTAGTATTGATTCTTTTAAGTTCAGAACCTTTAGTTAATAAGACACAGTTTCTAAAGTCAGGCCAGTTAATTCTATAAGTAGTATCAAGTACTCCTCCATTTAACTCTTTAATAAGAGTATTAAGAGCGTTAATAGTATAGAGGGTATTGGATTCCTTTTTACGGTGAACCAATATTGTGTTAGGAAGAAAACTAGATACATTGCCGAAATCGACATTATATGTTAGTATATACTCGTCCTGGCTTTTAGAATAAAGTATAAATATTTTATTGTAAATAATATTGTATTTATCCTTAATAACCTCGAGTACAGTATCTAATTCATCTTCTGTTGCAAATGTACAGAATAGTTTATTACTCATATCTTCAAATAGTCCTATAGGGTCAAAATCATAATCGAAACCTAATTTTTCTTGAATGGTATTCATTCTAATATAAATATGAAGTTAGTTTATAAAACTAAACTGTTAGAGTATTTAAATTTTATTGGATATTTACTACCAGTTTCCAATATCTCCTGTATATCTTCTAATGTTTCCTTACCGTCTTCCTTACTGAAGTCAAATAAGATAGCATCGTATGTGTACAAAGCAACTTTAGTTTTTTTATTATCAAGATACCTTAGTACTTCTTTTAATATAAGAATATTTCTCGAAGTCTCTAACGATTGCATGATATAATTCATTAATTTTTGAGGATTCATTTCTTTTAACGTGCTTGTGAAAGGTTTTCCACTAATTGGTGCCAAAACCTCTCCGTCATCTTGGAATTGTTTCCATAACTCTTTTATATACTCATCAATCTTTGTAAAGATCTCAAGGTGAGCCCATTTTTCGGGTATCTTTCCATAAATTGCATGAAAGTTAATTTGTTTTGCTTTGTCATATTCATCTTCTGTGATTTCTTCTTTGTTAAAGTACTGTTTTGCTAATTGAGTATGAGCTGATTCGCTTGATAAAGTGTATCCAATCTGTTCACAAAGTAAACGCAGGTGATAACCATCAAAATCCAACTCAACAAAGTAATCATTAGTGGGACGGAAGCATTTTCTGTGTTGTTCGCTCTTAGGAATAGCAGCGAAATTAACGCTATTAAAAGCATTAGTAGGTCTAGATGTAACATTGTATAAATTGTATTGAGTTAAAACTTTATTATCTACTGTATTAAAAAGAGGATTCCTAGGAGTAAACATTTTATTAAATTCTTCGTAGAATATTCCTAATCCATGTTGCTCTAGTAAAAAAAAGACATTTGTAGCAATTTTATTATAAAAATCAAAGCCTGATGGTATACCTATCTTAATACTTTGTTTTACCTGAGAGTATATTTTCTCACAGCTCTCATAAAGTTTACTAAGTGGAATTACCTTATTAATATCCTTTTGAGAATTAAATTTATTGTAAAAATAATTTAGAGTTACATTTTCTCTAGAGTATTCTAATTTATCGTAATTAGTCATAGAGTAAAGTAAGGATATATCTATAGCATCCTGTAAGTTAAAGTGATATAGCAAGTTTTTCTTGTTTAAAGTATATAGTTTACTTGCAGAAGAAAGAATGCGGTAGATACGGTCTTTTGAAACGTTGAGTCCTTCACTATGATCTATAGGTACTATATAACCGTGTTCTGAATCAATAAGTCTAATGTAAACTGCTACAGTAGAAGTAAGCTTAGGATGATATAGATCGTTTGTTGATATAACATCAACATACAGACCTAGTCTAGCTAATCTTTCTAAGTTTTCTAACTTACTATCTTCTTCTACTATATAAAACACTTATATAACCTTTTTAGTAATATAAGATAAAAAGTATTAATAGCAAACTATTTCTTAATGTATTCTAATTTTTGGTGAAAATTACTAGTATGATTGTTACCCACCATAGGACCTAGTATAGGATGTATATGATAAGGACCGCTGTAAGGAGTGTTGGTACCGGCATATAAAAATATTCCAGGTTCAGCAGCTAAATTCTCTTGTATTATTCTACTCGATAATTTATTAAGGTTAGTAAACTGTTCAGTATTATTCTTTACTGTAAGGCTTAAACCAGGCATTTGTTTTTCTAGTTCCTTTAAAGTATTTTCATTTTTTACTTTAGAGTTTAAATTTGAATATCCTTTTATAGTATCCTGTTCCTCTTTTAATTCCCAATCCAGTTTAATAGTATTAACGTAAAGTTTATCTTTTTTATTTTCAGCTAAGTAACTATCTTTGGTTAATTCTATAATTTTACCGTTTCTATTATCCTTAGCAAAATATCTTTTCATCTTACCTTTTTCTATTTCCTTGTCAGTAGGATATATAGCTTGATTGATAAACTTAGCTTCTGGTTTTGCTGGAACATTGTATATTAAAGGAATAGAGTTCCTTGTAATTTTACTTCCTTTAAAGTAATTACCTTTATAGTCTCTTACATACGCACCGGTGTACCTTAATCCAGTATCTGGATCAGTTAACGTTCCTTCTATTTCTCCTCCGGCTTTTTGTTTAAATTTAGGTAAATACATTATTATACGCTATAAAATTGAGTTTTTAAGGTTGTGTACCATTTGTTGTCCGATCCTATTTCATTTTCCAACCCTGTAATAATATAACCATACTCATCATACTTTTTTGGTAGTATACCTTTAGGGATTTTAAAAGATAATCCAACTTTAAATCCTGTGATACCAAGCATTTTGATAGTCAATTCTACAGGAATTACTCCTGGTATTATAACTTTTCCTTTTTTTTCTTTGAGATTCTCTCTGTATAGACGTTTTATATATGCGGTTGCAGGTACCTTCATAGCTTGCCAAGTATCTGATAAATAGTCGGCATCCCATTCATTAAAATCCTCATACACTTCTGTAAGGTCCTCTATGAAAGATTCAAATCTTTTCTCTTGTTCACTAGTATCTGTTTCATCTTTCTTAGGAGATTTAACTGGCATATGTCTATCAACTGCTCCCATATTCCATTTAAGGATAGTAGATACATTATCAGTATAATTACCTGAACTACCTTGAGCAGCTATAGAAATTTGTGCTGCTATTTGAGATGAAATTTTACTCGATAAATTTATATCTACTATAGTACTAGATAAACCTGTTAATTGAAAAGTTGGTATATTTTTAGGATCAGGGTTTTTCCTATCTACAATCACATGAGTAGCTCCATCTTCTAAAGTACTAATATCCAACTCATTTACATCTCCAAATGCTGTATTTATACCCTGTAGTATACCCCTAATAACATCTAAAACTCCTATACCATCTTGGTCAGCTGAGTCAATAACAGAATCTAACTGTGCTCTAACAAAATGGGTAGAGACCATAATATTACCTATTTTGTCAGCTCCTCCTTGGCTACTAGCAAAACTAGCCATTTTAGAATGTAAATCTTTTTTTTCTATAAAAAATTTAGAAGTTTCTCCAGAAGGTATTTCAGGTTTAACAGCTACTAAAGGATCAAGTGAAAAATGTTCAGGAAATGTTAAGTATGTATTTTCATTAAAAATTAAAAATTTCGAAAATTCACCTTTGGTTTTCGGATCTTTTAATGCTACAAAAGTATTAAAAATATCTAAAACAGTATAGAGAGGTATATACCTTAAATCTATAGCATCTTCATTTAACCAGTAAGCATATTTTCCATCTGCTATGTCAAGAGTAAACCCGAAAGCTTTAAAATCTCTTTCTAACAAATCACCTAAGCCTCTTGGTTGCCAAAAATTCCATGCTTCTCTTCCTTCTATTTCAGGGCCATTTTTCTTTTCAAGAGCAGTAAAACCTGAATGCCAAATTGATTTTCTTTCTTTTTTAGTTTCTTCTATTTCTTCTTCTGTTTGTTCTATATGGTCTTCCTGGTTACCTGTCTTTATTGAATCTAAAACAGCTCCTCTAGATATAATACGGACTGAGCAATCATAACCTCCGTCAGATCTATAACTCCAGTTAAAGTTAGTAACAAAACCAAACATACCATCATAATTGAAACTAAGTTCTTTTCGTTTTGCTGCTATCAGCTCATCTATTTTTTTAGGTGTAGAACCATTGAAAAAAGGTTCGTCTTCAATTGTAAAATTAGTATTATCGGCAATATTACAAACACCTTTTCCGTCTATAAATACTGAATGTCCCCATTCAAGTAATGCGGTATATCCGGGTCTGAAAAATAAAAGTTCTGCTCTTTCAAGATCATCTAATGTCCATACTACAAAGTCTACTTCAGCTTGTTGGAGAGTACCGTAGGTATTTTTCGATGCTACTTTAAAGTTGGTAATACCGGCCATAGGACGAAAACCTAATTTGTTAGCAGGTCCATGTTCACCTCTGTCCCAATTATATGCTTTAGTAGCATTAAAATCAGTACCTAGTTCAACGCCTGATCTAATACCTGGGTTGCTCCCGCCTGCGAAAGCATTTTGAGTTCCTCCCATTAAAACAAACAGTTCGGCTTTTTCGGAGGTTCCAGGTGGAAGCCTCTTTAATCCTTCTTTATCCTGTACAACCTCATTAGCTTCAGCTTCTGAAATTTCATTTATACTAGATCTTAGTTTAACCCAAGCAGTATTTGAATTAATTAAACTATGTTCACGTGGTGTTTTAGGATTTTTGTGAAGTTTTTCTCTTTGCTCTATTACATCTACTACTTTTTGAGAAACTCCAGAACCAAATGTTTCATTGCTTTTCATTATCTGTTCTTGTTAAGGTTCTCAAAAAGGCCGATAGCATTTGCAGCACTTACTGGAATTCTTAACTGTACTCCTTGTTCTACTATAAGACCATCTTTTTTAGAATTATTAGCTGATGCTATAACCCACCATAAACTAGAATCACCATAGAATTGTCTTGCAAGAGTATCATACCTATCACCACCAGTAGTAATTATATAAGTATCATCTTCACTTTCAGGTACAGAAGGGTATATAGTATTAGTTCTATATCTTCTACCGTCGGCAGATTTTAATTCCTCTATTTCTTTATATCTCCTAGCCATTTAGTTTATAATTCTGAATCTACTCCGTCTACTCTGGTTATAATAGCTTGATTTCCATCAGCTTTATATGCAAATCCTCCATTGACATAGTTAGTAGGCTGTCCATTTACAGCAACAACTTTGTTTGTATTTTTATCTATAGTGTATGTACCTCCTGATGAATAAAATTCATATGTCTCACCTGATGGTTTAGGTTGAGGTTCAGGTTGTTCTGGTTCTGGGAATGTTTTTCTACCTATGTAAACTTCTTCTTCCAAATCTATATTTGTTTTTGCTTCGAAATCATGTATCGGTGTAAATGATACACTTACGTTTAATATATGAGGTAATTTTTGAGTTCCCAACCCTTCTTCATCAGTTTCCCAAGAATAATTTTTATCCCAACTTAACCCTACAGAAGATATAAACCCTGTAGTCTTGTCAAGGTAATCTCCTACCTTTAATTGAACTAAGGTACCTCTCATAAAAAACCCACCTTCGTTATATGTAGGTGCAGTACTACCGGCTAGTCTATTTAATTTTTTATATAGAGGAATCAACTCGTTTCTAGAGAATGCTGCAAGTTTAAAACTTAAAGATATTTCTCTTTTAAAACCTTGATAGGTATAAAATTCTTCAGCTCTACCAATGTACTGGGTACCAGACCAATTACCTGTAAAGTCATCTGAGAAGCTATCTAATAATGCTCTAAATTGTATAAATTTATTTTCAGGCAATTCATTTCCAGCTTGAGCTCCTAATATGTTAAAATAGAAAGGAATTAAATCTTTTTTAAGAGTAGATTCGTCATCTTGTTCTGCAAGTGCATTTATTAAGTCAGGACCGCTATTTGTTCTACTTCCTTGGTCCCCCATTGAATACTTAGTCTGTATATATAATGGAGATTGATTATAAGTTTTACCGTCTCTAAGTTGGTACTTTAAAAATTCATTTTGAGTAAGTACAGAGAATTTAGTTTTCAATTTTCCTTCTCCGCCTTCTACTTGGAATTCTGTTAGTTTTTGATCTTGAGTTGCCAGGTTATCAAAAAATATTTTACTTTTTAGATTGCTATCTGGGTTATCTTCTTTAGCTCTTTGAACATTTTTTACAATAGATCTACCAAGTAAAGGATCACCATTACCGCTTTTTCTTAAATAAGTATCGTCTGGGTTAGATCCTTCAGTGCCTAAGTCTAATTCAGTACCTTCTAGCTTTTCAGTAGACTTATCCTCTACTTCTATAGGTTCGTCTTGATTTGTATTACCTTCCCCAGGTTTTAGGAATGTAGTTTCTGGTTCAGATTGATCAGTCCCTAAGTCTAATTCAGTACCTTCTAGTTTTTCTGTTGATTTATCTTCAACAGCTATTGGTTCGCCTTGGCTTGTATTACCTTCTCCAGGTTTAAGTAGCTTAGTTGAAGGTACTTCTCCTTCTGTACCTAAGTCTAATTCACTTCCTTCTAATTTTTCAGTAGATGTATCTTCTACGTCTATTGGTAGACCCTGATTAGTGTTTCCTTCTCCAGGTTTTAAAAATTTAGATTCTGGGGTAGACTCTGAATCTCCTAATGATAGAGTAGTTCCTTCTAATTTTTCTTTTGTAGTATCTTCTACATCTATAGGTTCCCCTTGACTAGTATTACCTTGTCCTTTTTTAAGAAAAGAAGGAACTTTTGGTATTCCTCCTGGAATAGCTGATTCAGCAACTGATTTTAAATTATCTTTTAGAGACTTAGCATCAGGTATAGATAAGTCTTTATTACCTAAGAATGTAGAACCTCTATCTTCTCCAGCTAAGGAAGATACATCCCAAGGACTATCAGGTTGTATAGTATTTGCATTTAAAGGACCAGATGTTGGACCTATCGGATCACCGTTTAGTGCAGACTTTGCACCATTAACTCCTCCTCCTACGCCCATTTCAGCTAAAAACCTACCTATTCCTGTTTCTCTAGGAGCGCCTGACTGTAAGTATCCTGAAGGTGTTAACCCTCTTATAAAATGTGTACCTGTTCCGTTTACTGGTATTTGTGCTAGAATTGATGCTGTGGATGATACGTTATTAACAGCAGTCTTTAAAGCTTTTTCACCTACTGCTTTTAGAAGTCCTTTAAAATTAAATCCTCCTCCAGGTTTTTTTGCTGCACTACTAAGTTCTTTTAAAGTATCTCCTTGTTGGAGTAGAGCTTGATTACCTTGAAATTTTAATCCTTGTTTACTAGTAAGAAGTTTAGCAAATCTTTCTACATCAGTTGATCTAGAATTAATTTGATTATACTGAAATCCTTCTTTTTTGTCAATAAAAGAGTCATTAGTGTTAGAATCACTATTTTTCAATGAACGGTATTTGTCCATTGAGCCTAAATTATACTCTCTTAATATACCCATTTATTTTAGAAAGATGCTCCCTCGGGTGCGTTTTCTCTATAAGTTCCTGAAGCAGGTTTTTTACCGTCTAAGTCTAAACTAGATGGCTTTGCTTCAATATCTGGAGTGTCATTAATAGAAGATGCGAAATGTAGAGTTGAAGTTGGTAGTGCTGCACCTCTTTGATCCGGAGTTTCTCCTTTAAGTCCGTGTATTGAACTAATTTGTTTTTTTAAAATTCCCATAATATTAAATTTATTGTTTGTATATAAATATCTAGTATTTTACCCTTGTCTAGGATTTTCTTGAGTCATTTGCATAGACATTTGATTACCGTTCATATATACTTTAGTAACTCTGTCTTGTTCTACTGCTGAGATTAATCTATCTACTCTAGCTAACAGTTCTTGGTTTTCTCCTTCTCCACTGTCCCCTGCTAGACTGGTTATCATTTCGCCTATAGCTCCTACTCCGCTTGCTGCTACTCCTGCTACTGCTGCTTTTACTGTAAAGTCTTGTAAATTATCTAATTTATCAATTTCTAATGTCTTTAAAGCTTCTGATAATTTTGCAACTCCAGCAGCCATTTTTTCCATACCGTTTCCTGCATTAAGTAATCCTGGTCCCATTAAAGCAATTGCACCTAACATTCCTATAGCAGGTAGTGCAGTAAATATAGATGCTGATAATACAGTTAAACCGCCTGCAAGTGATATAAAAGATAATCCCATTACTCCCATTGCAATTGCTTTTTCCAAAGTAATCTTATCTAACATCATTGATATTGCTCCACCTACAGCAGTTACTATATTTGCAATTCCATCAAATGCAGCCTTGATTGCTAAACCAAATGCATAGATTGCTGGGGATGCCATTAATAGTGCTGCTCCAATAGCTAATATAATAGGTATGGCAGGTGTTGCTGCTGCACCAAATGCTCCTAACCCTGCACCAAATGCTGCTAATCCTCCTCCTGCACTGGCTGCAGCAGGGCCTGTAGCGGCAGCTGTTGCATTAAAAATTCCGGTAGTTTTTATACCGAGTAATTTAATAGCTATATCAGCTCCAATCGCTGTTTTTTGAGCAGCCCATGCTGCAAGCTTAACTGCTTGTTGACCAAGCCAGGTATCACCTAGTAATAATTGTAATTTAGTAAGGGCTAGCCCAGCTTTTTTTACTACATTATTATAAGTATTAACTACAGAATCTTTTACAGTCATAGCAATATCAGCTGCTTTAGATGTTTTAAGTGCATTATAAGCTGCTACTGAGGCACCGATTACAAAATTACCTGCTGCTCTAACTTTATTAAGTGCAATATTAACAGGTATTAATATACCTCTTATTATTACCGCTCCTGCTGACATAGCTGCATTGAGCGCGTAATTTACAGGAATCATTATACCTTTAATTAAATTGCCTCCTAGTTTCATTACATTATTAAGAGTAGCTTGTGCAGCTGTATGAGCTTTAAGAGCTGCAGTCTGAAGAAAAGTTAAATTCTTCATATCTCTTACAGCTTTCATTCTTTGGTCTAACATACCTGTACTTGCTGCTATTTTAGTTTCAGCAGTATATGCTTTTTGAATAGCAAGAAGTTGTTTCATAGACTTACCCCCCATGAGAGAAATCATATTAAATTTACCCATAGCTGCTGCTGCGGCAAGTAATCCTATAGTTACTTTACCTATACCTAGTGGTAGAGCCATAACAAAACCAACAGCGCTAGAGACCGCAGTAATAAAAGGTGTAACAGCCGTAGCAAGAGATCCTACAACATCTAATAAAGGAGCAAAGGCTTGAGTTAGTTTAGCTAAAGCTGTTGACATTTGTTCTTGAGCTGCCATTCTTTGATAATCAGCTCTTTCTAGATTAGTAGCAGCTTTTAACTGTTCCTCAGACATATTAGTATCTAGACCTCTTTGATAAGCCATTTTAGCAAGCTGTTCTGTAGATACACCCATAGATTTTGCTAGAGCCTGTTGTTGTATACGGTTCAATTTACCATATTCAGCTACTTCTACTGAGTTTTTAAATATTTCATTACTTAAACCTGCTAAATCATTTGATAATGCAAACTCTCTAGCTTTAGCCATATTAATTTGCTTACCTGTAAGTAACTGAGCTTCTAATTCTGCTTCAATAGAAGATTCAAAGTCCATTAATGAATCTGCGATATTATTTACATCGTCTAGATTCATTCCTAATCTTTTTGCGGCAGTAGCAGCTTCAGCTATCCCATCAGGAAAGGCTAAAAACGATGCTTTAATATCAAAAGAAGCATCTCCTATATCTTTTAATACTGCATTACCACTTATAGCGGTTTTATTAACTTTATTAAAAGCGTCTACCTGTTCAAATACGTTATCTGCTGTATCACCAACTGATCTTCCTGCTTCTTGAGCTATAATTGCAAGTTCACCTGCTTGATCGGCAGATAATCCTAATAAGTTTTGAAGTTCAGCTGCCTCTCCTATTTGCTTAGAGGTAAATATAGTATCTACGTTTCTTCCTGTTTTATCAGCAAGATCACTCATAAGCTCCATCTGCTGTACACTAGTAGCTAAGGAATCATTTTGAGCTACAAACTCTGAGGTATTTACTCCTATTTTTTGCTGTAAGTCAGATGCTGCTTGATCTACGCTTAAAAATGCGTCTAGTATTGCAAGAGTAATAGTCAAAGGATCAAATAAAGCTTGTCTAAATCCTTCAGATAATTTTATAGCACCTTCTATAGCAATTTGAGTTTTAGTAAAGTTTTGCTCAGTTACTTTTACCTTTTTACCATATTCATTTGTAATTTCAACTAAACGAGTAGACTTTTCAGCCATATCGTCCATAGTAGATTTAGCGGATTTCATAGCATCATCGAAGATACCAGATCTCATACCAAGACGTTGCATTATACCGCCTACACCTTCTACTATAGCACCTGTAACACCAAGTTTTTCGTTAATTCTTGCTTGAATTCCTTCTTCCTCTTGTAGTGCTGCTATCTTATCATCTTGAACCCTAAGCATAGTTTTTACTGTACCTAGTCTGTCTATTTCTGCATCAGTAAGTGAACCGAGTAATGAGTTTTCCTTTTTTAATCTGGCTATTCTTCCCTCTATCTTTGCAGACGAAGTATTTAAACCTTTTAAACGTTCATTTGCTTTTTTTAGAATCTTTTGAGCTTGTTCATTTTCTGAATCGCTATAATCAGCTATTTCTTTTTCAGTATCTAGAATTTGATCCTGAGTCTTTTTTTGTTCTAATAGTTGTATACTTAGATTTTCGGCAGCTTTTAATACTTTATCACTTCCTTTAGTAATCGAATTACTAGTCAGAGAAGCGATTTCAGTAAGTAGAGCAGATCTAGTTCTAGTCTGATTTATTATCTCTCTTTCTATCTTATTTGTGTTACCTAATTCAACTGCGTTTTGTTGAACATTCCTAACAACTTCGTTACCTAAGTTTCTTATGGATTTATCTTGGTCAGATAGTTTCTGCTTTACACCTAATTGATCTCTAAGTTCAGCATTTAACTGTCTGGTAAAGTCTAGGTTTCTAGCATTATCTGCTGCTGCTTTATCAGAATATTGGTTACCTTTTGACTGAAGATTGTTGGTTTCTTTCTTCGCCTTATTAAGATCCTGTTGATTTTTAAGTTCGTCGTTTGTAGCCACTTAGAATAGTTTATTATAAATAGGAAAGGCCCTTACTTCTGGGCCTTTGCTGTATAGTCTGCACTTCTTATTGCAGGTCCTTTCGGAGCACTACCTTTTAAAGTAGATTTACCTGAAGCTTTTTTAGCTGCTTCTGCTTCTTTTTCGTAGAAATCGTTTATTTTTCTAAAAGTAAACTGCCTTAACCATACTGGCATGTTATAAATAGTATGGAAATCATAGCCTCCTTTACCGTGAAAGACTATTTCATGTATTTGAGAAAATAAATTTACTTTATATTGCGAAGTCAGGCCAAAGAAAGGTAACTCCCAACGGGATGTCTACCCCCTCCTCTGGGCCATCTTCTGGATAGAATTTTAAATCCACATCTGGCTGTATACCGGATAAGTGTTTTCTAAATGCTCTTGAATCTCTAGCTAAGAATTGATCATCTACGAAATCTCTTATGAATTTAGTATCACCATTACCGTCTACGGCAATAATCATATGTTTTAATCTAGTAGAAAGCTCAGGTGAAGCATCTTTAGTAATTTTTTTTACTCCTTTTACTTCCTGTTCTACTTTAAGTTCATCCCCGTGAGAGAGAAGCTTATACGTTAGTTCGTTCTTTGTTGTAGGAAGAGTATATTTAAACTCATTTTTACCTTTAGATACAAGTTTTTCATCAAAAGGCTTATTTTCTATTTGGGTTAAATCTACTTTGATCTTTTCGCCTTGATATGTGAATTCATAATCAGCTCCGTAACCTAGAATTCTTGCTGCTACTAAAATAGCATTTTTATCTCCTACTAATAATTCATTATAATTAATTTTTTTGTCAACTATTAATGATTTTAGTAGTTTATCAATAACTATTCCTTTCTGAATATAGTTTTGATTAGTTAGAATATCTTCTTCTTTTGCTGTCATATACTTCATCTCTATAGTTCCAGAGGAGAGTATTGAATCTTCAGGGTAAAGAAGCCCTTTCGATGGTAAATCAACGATTTCTGTAGGGAATTTTTGTTCTGTGCTCATAAATTTTATTAGTTATAACTAGTCTTATATAAATATAAGAATAAAAAAAACTTTTACCAACTATAATAAAATAAAAAACCCGACATAAAGCCGGGTCTTAAATATATTTGGCATGTATTAGTAGTTAAGTACGCAGTAATCCATATCTACTGTTATGGATAATTCTGCTACTTCAGAGTTACTCCAATCGAAGTCTCCTTGGGACATTGATGTTATAAATGCTCCTTTAATTACCCATTCAGAAACGATGTCTCCTACTGGGCCTAGTACGTTTAATGTTAGATCTTTCTTATAGAAGTCTGAATAACCAGCTCTACCGGTTACTGATTCGTATGATAGACGAGCCCAGTCCATTACTTTTTGAGCTCCAGAAGGTGTAATTGGATCATATAATGTCATATCCATTGTACCCCATTCTCTTTTTCCACGAATCTTTCTATAAGTGTTAATATGATCGAGTTTTATTGATTCATCCTCGAACGAGGGAGCAGAAACTTGCTTAATCATGAAAGATGGTATTGCATCGATATACATGATAAATCTATTCTGTACCTTTGGTTCAAAGGCCTGAAACATTACTTCAGAAGGTGATAATACTGCCATGTTTGTTTTATTTTAATATAAATATCTACTTTTTAAATTAAGCCGTAAATGTTGCTCCAGTAGGCTCGATTGTAAAGTCAAGAACTATGAATTCAACTGTCTTAGCTGGTTGAATAAATATCTGACCGATCAATTGATTTCTGTCGATTACGTCGGCTGTATTGTTTGACTCGTCCATTACAATTCTAAAAGCGTAAAGTCCTTGTCTTTGTACTACTGATTCTAGGAACGGATTAACTTGTGATAAGAAATTGTTTCTAGTATTAATAGTATTTTGTTCAAATACTAAAGTTCTTGATACATCGTTCACAAACTTCTTAAGTTCTATTAAGAGACGTCTTACATTTACTCTATCAAGTGCTGATTTCTTTTTCTGTAAGGTCTTCTGACCGAATACTGAAATACCAGCTCCTGGGAATGTAGCAATTGGGTTAACATTTGCATTATATAGAGTATCTCTTTGAGTTCTAGTTAATTTTCTTTCTGCTTGAATTACGTCTGAAATTCCTCCTCTAGTTAAACCTGCTGGTGCAAACCATGGTGCTGCTGCATTGTCTGTGAATGCATATACTCCTGGGATTACTACTGATGCAGGAATCCATACATTTTTACCTGTAGAAGATTGAGTCTGCAACCAAGGCCAGTAGGTTGCTGTAAATGAACTATTTACTGTACTAGCTGCTGCTGTTACGTTAGATACTGTAGCTCCGTACTGCTCAAGATCTATTACTGCTATAGTGTCTCCTCTAGTTTCTGCTAAAGAGATAATTGAATCTAATTGTGTTTTATGTGTACCGAAGTCATATATAAGACCTGGTGCTGATATAATATTGAAAGCATACTCGTCTTTATTACCTAGTAGAGAAATACTATCTACGTAGTTAGCTCCTACTAATCCCTGAGTATCTGTATTTGTAATATCACCAAAGTATTTATCTCCAGCATTTCCATTAGTTCCTGTTGCTCCGTGGAATGAACCAGACTGTGCAACTGGAAGAGATCCTGAATAAGATATGTTACTGTTGTCACTACCTACTGTTAAACCATCAGTTCCAACATAATTTAATGTTTGGTTATTAACTGCTGATATTCTTACGAAGTTAGACTGGTTAACAAATTCTCCAGTAGTTTGGATATAAACGTTTCCGTCTCCGTCTGTAGTCTTAGATTTAGTTTGGTTACCTACAACTCTTTCTATATAGTTTCCTGAGTTAGGATCTAAAGATAAGTCGTTGAAAGTTTCTAGTATTACTTTATTTTTAGCGCTATCATCTCCTCTTCGTACTGTTAGAGTAAAAGTTCCTGTACCATTTTGTATGTTGGAAACTTCATATCTTAAGTTATCAGCTGATCCAGATTTAAGTGATCCATCACTATTTTCTGATCCAGCATCGCTTGCTCCAGTAGAGTTATTAAAGATTGCTCCTTTACCGATTGTCTCTAAAGTAAATGGATTATTAAGCGAACCTGTTGCTGCTGTAATATCGGTACTAGAAGCTACTGAGTAAGATCCAGAAGCTACTCTAGTAACTAATACTGATCCTCCTCCTTGATTGAAGTAAGATTTTACTGCAAGAGACGTTAGGTACTCTTGTTTTGTCGAACCAGATTCGAAAGTAACTCCGAATATACGTTGATATTGCCCGTATGAGGTAACCAGTGTTGGATCCTCAACTGGTCCTTTTACAGTAGGACCTAGGATAGCTGCACCAGCTTCTACGGCTGCTGGAGCGATAAAGGAAATATCATTTTCTCTGGTTAATACACCTGGGGAGATTAATGTTTCTGCCATGTTCTGTCAATTAGATTATTTTGTACATTAATAAATATCTTGATATATACGAAACCTATAAAGGTGAGTGTACGTATTCCTATATAAATAGGTAAAAGAACTGGAGAAGTGCTATATAGGTTTAAAAACTCCCGATACTATGTCTACTGTGCCTCTACCGTACTTTTTTTCTAGACCTTTTGCAACTTCTAATTCTCTTGTTTTAAGCTTAAAATAATAATCTTCTGCTCTTTCTTTTCTTCCTTCGAGCTCTAATTCACTAATGCTAATCTTACCAAGTTCTTCGGTAATCATTCTACTGCTTTTATCTATACCTTTAAGTATTCCTATTTCTTCTTCAGAAAGTTTTAGTTCTCTATCCATTTATATAACGTTTTTATTAATATAAGGTTTAAAAATATTACTCAACTCAGGAAAAGTCTTTTGAAACTCTTCTTTTCTATTTACATCTAAAAAATCATTAACTTTGAAAAACTTATCAAAAGATTCAATAGGAGCTGAATTTTTATTCATAAATTCTACTGTTGTATACACTTGATCTTTAACTTCTTGTAAATCTATTGACTCTGCATAGCTCATTAATTTTTCAGTTATCTTACCTTTAAAATTATTAGGTATACATTTAACTGAGTAGTAAAGCGGCCAGCTAACTTGATTAAAGAATAGTGGCATGTTAGGAAAAGTTAAAGTAAAAAAGTCACTTACCTCTCCTAAATCTAGTATATTAAGAACTGATACTGTAACGCATATGTCTAACCTGTAGTTAAGTTTATCTTTAGTAGCATCATTCCACTTATTCATATTTTTGAGTACTTCTACCCAGTTACCATGGTATCTTATGTAATTAAACTTATCTTCTATTCCATCTATACTAAAGCTAATAGTAGTATGTTTAAACTGGTCTAATATTTTTACGTATTCTTCACTAAAGATAGAACCGTTAGTATTAAAATGAAGTCTTATATTTTTACTATATCCTAGTTCAATTAGCTCTTTGAGAAACTCCCATTGTTTCTTTACTAAGAAAGGTTCACCACCGTACATATCTATGGTTTCCAATGTTGGAGCTACTTCATAAACTGATTCCCAGAATAGACTGTCATCTTCATAACTCTTGTACATTTTCTTAACATACGAATTATACTCTTTATCAGTTTTGTCGTTGAATCTAAGTTTTTTATCTTCTTTATACCATTTTATGCTTGCTTCTATTCCGCACATACGGCATGCAAAGTTACAAGTATTACCTAAATTAAGTTCTAAGAATCTTACAGTATTAATTAATTTTTTTTCTCCAAAATTTCTAGTATCTCTTATTCTTTTACTTTCAATACCTGCATCTTCTTCTTTCCAACATCTTGTACATTCAACTGGTCTTTCTCCTTTATTAAACTGTTTTCTTAAATCAGATAAAGTTTTATTTTTAAATACGTCCGGTAGTGTGGTAGAATTAACGTTTACTTTTTTACCTTCTTCGTCTTTGTAATCTATATTAGGATCAAAGTAACAGCAAGGTTGAGTAGTACCGTAGTTAGTTACTCTAAGACCACTTTCAATATGTACACATCTTATACTCATATTAATTTACCTTTTAATGCATTAAATAACTCAGGAAAATGATCGTTCATTTTCTCTCTTCTTAATTTATCTACAGCATTAGTAACTTTGAAAAATTTAGATATTTCATTATTATAAGGAGAGTTATAGTACCTGCCGTAAAAATCATGATATAGTTCACTACTTAATTTACCTTTAATACTATCTATTTTTTGCTGTCTTATATTCTGTGGTATAACAGTAGCATTCTGGTATGCAGGAGCATGTACGTGATTAGGTATGATTCTTGGTATTTGACCAGTACCGTCTAATTTATATAGCCCTTCTTTTACTAAGTATTGAGATAATTCTTCGCAATATAGGAAATTGTAAGCACTTATAGTCTGAGTAATAGTATAATTAAAGTCAAATCTCTGTATAAATTTTTTAATATTGTCTATAGTTAACTTAAAATTACTCAGTTTTCTAATATATGCATTTCTTTCCCATATATCGTCTAAGCTAAAACTTATATATACGTTATGAAAATTTTCTAATTTCTCTAAAACAGGTATAAGTTTTTCGAAATTGTAATTACCGTTAGTTATGTAAAAAATATCTATACCTTTAGCAAGGTCATCTTCTACTAATCTTTCTAATAAGTAAAAATGCTTCTGTACTAAGAAAGGTTCTCCTCCACTTATGTGTAATTGACGTATATTAGGACTATTAGATATTAACTTATCATAAAATTGTTGGTCTTCCACCCAATCGTAGTTAGACCACTTACTATTTTTCACCTTATCAAAATTACTAGGTAGAGGTACCTTATCTTTTAATTTATAGTAATCATCTATCCATGAAGTAGATGACTCTGCATTACAGGAACGGCATTTTAAATTACAAAAGTTACCTAATCTTAATTCTATATTAGATAAGTCTACATCTATACTACCATCTGGTTTTGTTATTTCATCAAAGTCTACATCGAATACTGAATCTCTAACTCGTTTTGATCTACCTCCTGATTCTTCTACTTCCCAACAGGTCTTACATGCTAGAGGTTTTTTTCCTTCAAGCATCTCTTTTCTAATAGTCTTATAACTATCAGAATTAATTATATCTTCCAGAGGGTCCGTAGCTACATTATGTATTCTAAACTCAGCATCTACTCCAGTAGTAGCTTGTGATCCAATATAGTTATGATCAGATACACAGCATATAGAGCAGTTACCGTGGGGGTGTACACTTAAATGCTTCCATGGTAAATCACATATAAATCTTTCTTCTTTCAGCATTAAAGTTTACTTTTTCCTATACTGTTATACCATTCAGTATAATAGGGATATATTTCTAAAAAATTCTCATTACGACCTTTATCTATTTTATCCGTCATAGATTTTAATTGAGCATATATTTTGTTAACATTATCTTCTGGGCTTTCATCCATAAACTTAAATATACTGTCATATTTTATTTTTAATTCTTCTTGCTCTCTTCCTTCAAATTTTTCTAAATGTTTACTATATAGGTATTTTACTTTATCTTTTAATTCAGTAGGTAGTATATTAATATTGTAATATAAAGGATTAGTTAAAATATTATTTAATTGAATATGAAATACATCTAATCCTAATTCTACCATTCTGTCAATAAATGTAGGTATATGGAATACGTTCATTATACTGGTAGTACAACTAACGTGAAAGTTTAAACCTTCATCTATACATTTCTTTATATTAGCCTCTACTACAGGCCACTTTGTACCTTTTCTTTTATATTCAGCTACTTCGTTTATACCATCTATTGAAGCAAATATTGCCACATTATCATTATTTACTTTTCTAAAAGGTTCCCATATTTTTAGATTATCCCATTTTTTAAATTTTAAGTAACCTAAATTTGTATTATACCTTATTCTAACGTCAGTATGACCAATCTCGATAAGCTTTTCCATAATATAATAATGCTCATCCATTATAAGAGGTTCTCCTCCGGCAAAATAAATTTCCTCTACGTCTTCTATAAACTTGTTAAGGTAGTATTGAATATCTTTTTTACTGTAATCATTTACATTTATTATAGCTTTAGGTAAATTAGAACCCCCAAATATCTTTATTTCGTCTTCAAACCATTTAGAACTTAAATAAGAACCGCACATCCTACATTTAAAGTTACAGAGGTTAGAAAATCTAAAGTCCCAATAAAGAAGTTCAAACTTTTCATTAGTTCCGTCTGGTTTGGTATGCTCTATTATATTAGGTATATGATGTTTGTAATGTCTATTAGTAGAAGTTCTAGTACTATCTAATCCGTTCCTTTCCTGCTGGTAGCATTTTCTACAATTGTCATGCTTCTTACCTAATAGCATATCTTTGCGGATGTCTTTCATTCTAGCAACATTCCATAGTTCTTCTAGAGTGTTATCCTTCATATTACCTAACTCTTCTCTATAGTCAGTTAAACAGCAAGGATATACATTACCGTTAGGCCAAGTATTAAGGTGAATCCAAGGAAGGATACAGAATGTAGGGCTAATTTGATCCCCTGGAGCTAGTAGTTTAGTTTCTGACATATTATATATTTTGGAACCAATCGTTAAATTGAACTGGCATAAATTGTTTTATAGGTTTTTCTCTACGTCTAGCGTATTGAACTGTAAAGTTTTTAAAGTCGTTAGCTTTATTTTTATAACTATCTTCGTCTTCATAAGCTTTATCTACATTTCTAAGGTATACTAATAACCTATTGTAATGATTGATTTCCCATTCGTGCATCCAATCTTTAGATGGAATTAATACCTTTTCTATTTTATAGGCTAGATCATTTTTAATTTCCTTTGGTAATATATTCATACTTTGAAAAGAAGGAAATCTTAAAATATTAACTGACATATAAAGCATTTCTTTAGTGCCTGCTTGTTTTCTCCAACTAATAATCTTTTCTAGAAATTTATCTGTAGTCCAGACACTTAGTGCACTTAGAGTCATCATGATATGTACTGCTCTTATCTGAGGAGCTGCCAATAGTTTAGTAATATTTCTCTCCCATATATCCCAATCAAAACCATCTCTAACAAATTCTTGATTTCTGCCAAAAGATTCTGCACTAGTGTAAATATCGAATGCTTTGAATTTTTTTGCTGATTCTATTAATGTATCCAGCCTATCTTCTGGCATTATGAGATTACTATTGACTGCAAAATCAAATGTATCATTATCACACATTTCTAATAGTTTCCAAAAAGAAGGTGATCTAGCAGGTTCTCCTCCTGATACTCTAAGTTCTTGTAATCCTCCTCTAATTGAAGGAAACCATTCAAAAAACTTCTTAATAAATTCGTTACCTTCGTTTTTATGTCCAAAAGGCATTGCATGAGAACCATTATTAGCAAAAGTATGACCTCCTTTAGTTTCCATTCCTTTATAAGGACCATTCTTATTGATATCTTGAGCCCAAGTAGAGCTAAACTCAGCATTACAGTAGCTACAAGCTAGGTTACAAAGGTTATCAAAAGCAAGTTCTACTGTCTTAGGAATAACATTATGATCCCAAGGTTTATCTTTTATCTTTACTATCTCATCAGTAGTGTACCTATGTGATTGATATACCCTATCACTGTAAACATCTTTTTTGCCTTTAGCTGCATCTTCTACTCTCCAACAGTACCCACATTCTTTAGGTCTATCACCTTCAAGCATTTCTTTACGAGCAGTTTTCTTAAACTCTGTATTGTGAAGGGCAGATGGATTGTTTTGCAGTTCCATTCTAGGTATATGGTGGGCTAGAGGATGATGGCATGATGCTGTTCGCCCATTACCTAACCATATCGACACATTATACCACTTAGCAGCACAAAAGGAAGGTGAAATTGAATCTATTAGCTTTTTAGTTTCTTCTAAGCTTCTTGACATAACTTGTAAAATTGTTTAAGATCAGGAAAAGCAGCATCAAATGATGTTCCTCTTCTCTTATCGTATTCTTGAGTAAAATTAAAAAAATCTTTACGGTTAATATTTAATTTACTATCTTCATCCGTATTATTATACATATGATCTACTAGCCTATTTAGCTGGTCGATTTGGGTTGCTGTTAGGCATTCATCTTTATCTAAACCTGAATCGTAATGACGTTCTTTAATTAATATGTCAACAGATTCTTTAAACCTATCTTTCGATTTTATATCTAAGTTAGTTATAGCTAAGAATTCAGGATAACGTAAGTAGTTTGTCATAAACTGTACCTTGTCAAAATTTACGGTTTTATTATGTACCTTCCTTAATGATAAAAGATATCTTATAAAGTCACAGTACGTACCTACGCTAGTTAAATTAACTGTTGTCATATTGGCTACTAAAACGTTATTAGTCTCATTTAATATTCTTTCAAAATTCTTTTGCCATTTTTTATAGTTAGTACCAAATCGTATATATTCATTAGCTAGTCCTGTTGCTTCCCCGCTAGAAAAGACTTGTATTTCTTTTACCTTACCGTCTAGTTCGTTTAACTTGTAAATTAGCTTATCTATTAATGCATCTGGTACTAATAAATTAGTATTAACACAGAAGACTAGTTTAGGATTAGGATTTTCTATAACTTTATCTATAACTTTCCAAACATCTTTAGAGAGTAAAGGTTCTCCTCCTGTAAGTCTCAAGGTATGTAACTTAGGAGCAAGTTCCGGCCACCATTTCCAGAAAGCTTCTACATAGGGATTATCTTCACTATATTTGTATGGCATTTTATCTTGAGACTTAAACCAATCTAAATTGTTAAAATTAGTAGAAGTAGGATATCCACCATGCTGCTCTATCTCTTGCATCCAGGAAGTAGATATATCAGGTGAACAGTAAGCACATTTTAACTGACAAGCACTACTAAAGCTAATCTCAAGATAGCTAGGCTCTATATCAGCTGATTTTCGTTGAACTATTTCTTCTAGTTTAACTGTAGACATTTCATGAGCTGATTTGTATACTCTATCGCTTATATAGTCCTTCCCTAAGTCCTCTATTTTCCAGCAGTACTCACATTCAGAAGGTCTTTCTCCTCTAAGCATTTTTCTCATTTGAGACTTCTTATGCTTTGTATTGTGAAGAGCTTTAGGGTTTTCTAGTACTTCTTCTAAAGGTATTTTATGAGGTGTAGGATGGTGACAAGAATGATTATAACCTGTATGTAAGTATAAAGTTAACTGTGCCCATTTAGCTATACAGAAGCTAGGGCTTATTTCATTTAACTTTTCTCTTATAGAATAAAATTCTTGCATTATAATATTTTTCCTATCAAATTATAATTGTTTGTATAATCCCAAACTTGATAATCAGTTCTATTTACAAAATCATATACTCCAGTAGAATTATATTCAAGCAACTCTTCTGTTGTATATGGTTTGATACTTAAAAATTCTTTAGTTACAAAAAACTGCTTAAGTTCTATTTCACTATAATTAAGATTAAACCCATTATGAGGAAAATTACCTGAGCCTAGTATAATATGAGATTCATCTGATTTTAATAACTCTTCATTTTCATCAAATTGAACTTCAATTATTACTTTTCCGTCTATGCTTAAGTCTAAAAAGTTTTTTTGTTTACTATACCTTATATAGAATCTATGAAAATCCTTATCTAAACTATAATCCGAAAATTCGTAGTATGCTTTTTCTTCTCCGTTATTAACTGTCTTTATTATAAATAAAACATTATTATTTTCTTTCTCTATATCTAGACCTAAATAATTAGGTAATCTTGAAAAAATAGTTCGTTTATCTGAGCCTTCTGATAGAAGTTTAAATTCTATGCCTAGAGTAAAGTCGTTGTCTCCTTGAAGAGAATTATTTATATCTTCTTTACAGAGCCCGTGACTATATTTTTTAGGCCATACTATCCAAGGTTCACCTTTATTTATTATCATAGTAAAATTCTGCTAGTTCAGGAAAAGTTTTTAAAAAATTAGTACCTCTTCTTTTATCATGTTCATCCACAAATTTAACTAAATTGGATCTCTCTAATTTTAATTTATCTTCATCTATGTTAGATTTACTCCAATCGTAAATTCTTTTCATTTTATTAATTTCTATGGTAGTAAATCCTAACTGAGTGTGATTAAATACAGGTGAACTTTTAAAGTACATAAGCTCAGCATTTGATCTTATAAGTTCTTTATGGCTGTCAGTTAATAGTTGAACTGTTTGATGATGAGGGTACCTTAAGTAAGATGTATCTAAATGAATTGCATGCTTCCAATATCTCTTATCGTTAGCATATTCTTTTTTAAGTTTATATACTCCATCAATTAACTTATTATAAGTGAACGGAGAAAACATATTATACGTAGACATTAATACTACTGTAACGTTAGGAAGTTTATCAAGTAAAGTGTTGACATTATCCCAAAACTTATTAAAAACTAAACCATTTCTAATATATTCTGCTTGTTCTCCCCATCCGTCAACAGAAGTAAAAATAATAAACTCGTTAACTCTTTCTTCTTGAATTATTCTATCTACTTTTTCTACAAACTTATCAAATAGGTTATCAGGGATACCAAGATTAGTATTTACTGAAAGGTTTAGTTTACGGTTAGGTTCATTTGCTTCTAAAATAAAGTCTAATACTTTCCAGGTATCTTTAGAAAGTAGAGGTTCTCCTCCAGTTATTCTAAATGTATGTAAATCGTTGTACAATTCAGGCCACCACTTCCAAAATGCTTCAACATAAGGGTTATACTCTGACTTTAGATAAGGTATGTGTCCTTTTTCTTCTAAAGTATCTAACCTACCAAATTTATCATCAGTTGGATAAGGACCTTTAGATCTTATTTCATCCATCCATTTAGAAGAGAACAAAGGACCGCAGTATGAACATTTAAAATTACAGGTATTAGAAAAAGATACTTCTACATACTTAGGGTTATAGTCCGAATTCCATGGTTTAGAAACTATTTCATCAAAGTGGTCCATAGACCATGGTTCTGATGATTTAAGTACTCTATCGGAAAATCTATCAGAATTATCTTCTACGTTCCAGCAGTAATCACACTCTTTAGGTCTCTTCCCTTTGAGCATACTCATCCTTTGACGCTTCTTATGTCTTGTATTATGAAGCGCAGTAGGGTTTATTTGTATTTCTTTAAGAGGTATTTTATGAGGAGCAGGGTGGTGACAAGAATGAGTAAGTCCATTATGTAAGTGCATAGTAACTTGACTCCACTTAGCTATACAAAAGCCGCAGCCTACATTGTCAAGCTTATCCTTGACATCATTAAAAGCTACAGGTAACTTCATAGTTCTATATTGAGCATTTTAGCCCATGGAGTAAAAACTTCTTCGCTAATTAATTTATATTTTAATTGTTTTATACCGTCATCCTTGTAGTCTATTTCATCTTGCTGCATACCAAGTACATATCTTCTTTCATTAGCAGCTGTAGTTTCACCTTTGACAAACTTACCGTCTACTATTCCTTCGTCTTTATGAGGTAAACATCTCATTCTACCTTCTACTCTATGAGGAATAATAGAGTTAGGAATTTTTAATCTCTCTTCTTTAGTCTCTATATTGAAAATATCTAATTTAGATTTAGGATCATTAGCGTCATAATTTGTAATTAATCCTTTTTCTGGGAGTTTTATATGTAAGTTTTTAACTTCTATAGGTTTAAGTGCTCTATCCCAAGTGTAAACTCTAGCAATATCTCCTTTAAAAAACTTATGAGTACTTTCTGCAGGTTCAGATGGGGATGTTCCTAAATATATACTATTAGTTCCGTACTTTTTTAACTTACCCGCAAATCTAAAAGGAGACGGGCTACCAAATCCTCCTTTAGAGTCTACTTCAGTACCGTTTAAGTAAAGGTGAGATAAATGATTTTCTTCATCTAATACTGCTGTTAACCAGCTCCACTGATTATCGTATCTTTTAAGCCACATGTAATTATGTTTATTAAAAGAGTTCCAATAAGTTAAGGAAAGGGCCCTAGAGTTATTAAATGAAAATCCGTAATCATAACCAGGTATTCTTAGAATAGGATACTCAACATATGCTCTTTTTTTATCTCCTATAAGAAATATTTTATTCTTATCCAGTGTATGATATGCTCTTACTAATACTGATATAGTGTGTGACTTAGCAGTAAGGTTCCTCATACTCATATCGAATGGAAACTTTGCGTATGAATCTATACCATTGAAGTTAAGGTACTTCTGGTTAACGTTATCTATATCTAGCCATGTATCGTTAGTAAGTCCTTCTTTATGACATCTCCAAAAGAGATCATCATCTTCCATACCCCAGTCCCAGTATCCGTTACTGTACCCATTTGTAGCTTCTACTTGTTCCTTAGTAAAGAGTACTGCTCCTCCAAAATATTCATGATATTTAAGTTGATAATCCATTTGAGATATCTGAGTAGCTATATGTCGAGGTGCTTTTTCTGGGTATGAGTAGTCTGCTCCTCCTTCTTCCTCAGGTATCATATCTATATCATGCCAAACTATATAATCACACCCATCTTCAAATGCATGTTTTGCTCCTATATTTTTTGTTGCACCTCTATTGAATAGTTTATCATCTACTTGATGAACAATGTATATCTGGAAGTCGATACCTTGGTTTTTAAGGTACTTACCTATTTTCGGTATGAATTCATGCATATGTAGCTCTCGATTCCTATAGGGAACACATACACCTAATTTGTGACTCATATCTTAGCTATTATATGGTGATAATTCTTAACATTTATATAGTCTAACTCTCTATGTCTGCAATTAGTTAGTCCGTCTTTTTCATAGTTAGTTCTATTATTCTTAGCTTTTTCTAAGTATACTTCTTGATTTTCTCTACTTTTCCAAGATACCCAATATCCGTCTTTATATCCATTTTCATCGTGAGGTAAGACTTTAAATTTTCCTTTCTTTCTATGAGGAATAGGTAGCTTAGTATCGAAAGTTAATGAAGTAGTTGTAAACTCTGTATTTTTGGTATATCCATTGTTTTCGTTTCCTGATAAATCTAATACCATGTTCTGATTGGTAAATTTAAGATCATAGTATATTTTCATATCATTTCTATTAAAGAATTCAAATAAGCTCTTATTAATATTCCCTGATAAGTCATATATTTCTTTCTTATCTAATACTTTGTCAAAGATACAAAAAGTATCAATAGATCCTTTAAACCAATTCGGCTTTTTTTCTCTTTCAGGATTACCGGCACCTAGAAACATATATTTACTCTTTTGTAACTTGTATAGATCATCGTACGTATTACTCCCTACTTTCTCACCATTTATGTAAAAGTTAATTTCTCTAGGTTCTACTGTATTACATATCGTAACGATAGCGTTATATGTACCTTTAGGTAAATTAAGAGAGGGTATAGATATAGAATCTAAATTTTTCTTCCAAAATTGAAATGAAAAGTTACCAAAAGAGTTGTAAGTAACAGTAGTATCAAAGCCTGGTATCGACCATATGCTATACTCATCTATTATCTCTTCCATATTAGTAGGAGTATCATCTACTGTAAACGAAGTATAGATGGTAAAGTCTTTTAGTGAGTTTACTACATTAGGAACTACTATATAACTATCTTTTCCATTAAACTTAAGAGCTCTATCTACTCTTCCTCTTTGAGTTACTATTTTAGTGTCAAGGTTAATATGATTCTCTCTACATCTTAAGAGTAAGTCATCATCTTCAAATCCCCATCCATCATACGTATTTGAATATCCGTTTACCTGTCTAAATATATTAGAAGGAAATAATGTTACTCCTCCGAAATATTCGTCAAATAGAGTACGAGATACATCATCAGGTAAATCAAACTCTGTTATCAAATGAGTAGGTTTAGATTCATACGTATAGTCTGCTTCCACAGGTAGCATATCTATATCGTGAAATACTACGTAATCACATCCTAATTCTTCAGCCTTTAAAAAACCTATATTTAATAACTTACCTCTATTGAAGTCATCTCGATCACTTTGCTCAACTACTATGAGTTCGTAATCAATATTTAAATAATTAGTAATGTGTTCTCTAAAAGACTTAAGTTGATTAGGTCTGTCCCTATATGGAACTATTAAACCTAGTTTATGACTCATTTTCTTTTTCGGGTTCTCCCTTTTCTAAAAATTCTGATAAGTAATACTGGATTCTTTCTCCCCATTCTTCTTTATCTATTTCTTCAAACCATAGCACAAGAATAGCTAAGCTTTTAGATATTTTTTCTAGAGCTTGAACCTTACGTTCTTCGAGTAAAGCTTCTTCTACTTTATTTTGACTCATATTGTAACTATTTTATTTTTTAGTGTATCCCAATGAGGATAGTCTTTATACTCAATATACGAAAGTTCTTTCATATTTTCAACTAAAAACTTAAGATTATTAGTATCTATTTTAAAATTATTTTTCTTTATAGCATCAAACATAATCTTATATTCTTCTGAGTAGGAATAATCTTTTTTATTATCTGCTACTTTTTTTATTCTCTTTACACAGGTTGAATCCCATTTAAAATGATGTACCTGAGTAAATACTTCTTCTATCGGCATACGTCTTCTATGTTCAGTACCCCAGCTATTAGATCCATCGTTGAATGATGCGTAATGCTGACCTGAGGTAATATTTTGATAACCTTTCATTAATGTAACTTTATTAGGACAAGCTTTAGACATTGGGTATCTAAAAAATCCTGCAAGAGGAAATGCTCTGTGTATATCTGTCTCTCTCGTAACTTCAGGAAAAGTACCATCTATACCTATTCGATCTAAGAACCCCCCTGTAACAAACTCATAACCGTATCTCTCACAATTTTCAATGATGTCTTCGATAGGTTCTGGGTATACTTGTAGTTCGTCATCATCAGATACTATCCACCAGTCGTGAGGTTTAGTTTGTTTTATAGTATTGTATATTTCTGTTACTCTATTCCAATTGTACTTAGGTTCGGTAAACACCATAAATGGTTCTATACCTAACTCTTCTATTTCTTCTAATATACCATCATCATCACTTTGACGATATACTGCTACATATGCTTTGTCTATAACATTTTCATAATGTTTTAACATATGAGGTAATATATGAGTATTTTCTCCTACTACTGTAACTAAATTAGGCATGTCTGTATAATGTTAATCCTGTTGAACTAGGTTTACCTTGAAGATTACCTTCATTAAAAAGGTTAAGTTTTTGCCACCCTCTTATACTCTCTTTATTAAATTTAGAGGGACCTTCCGTAAAAGATTGATATTGATTTTGTTCCTGTAAGTCTTTAGAAACTATATAATTGTTTTCATATCTACTGTCAGTATCGTGAATTGATATTAATCCGTTATCTGAAAGAAGGTTAGAGTACAGTTCAAAGTCCTGTTTTACATCTTCGTATGAATGACCAGCGTCTATATGTAAATAATCTATTTTTATATCTTCTTTTGTAAAAAAATTAAAATATGCATTTTTAGTTGTATCATTAATAAATCTAGGAAAAAATCTTGATCTAAAAAAAGAATCCTCATCTAAATAATTTATTTTTCCTCCAACTCCATTTGCAGCATCAACTAAAAAAGTTGACCCTATATCCCCCCAATTAAATTCTTTTTTACCTTCAAATATACCTGAATCATACAAATCTAATCTTGCTTGAGTCATAATACGAGGTATAAATCCTCCTCCTGATCCTAAACACACACAGATTTTAGCTCTAAGAAACTGTATGAGTGAGTATATCACTAAACCATCACCTAAGTGATTGTCTGTAGCACCATGAGTCCATCTATAAGGAACAGGTATAAGTTTTTTATAGACTTGTTCATCGTCTCCTATTACTTCAATATAATCATTAGTTATATTTTCTTTTATGTAGTTAAGGTCTAAGATCATTTAATTTTTCTAACTTTATACCTTTGTTATTACCTACGATTTTTTTAAGATTGATATACTCAATACAATTTTCGTCTTTTCTAATCCTAGGTTTATCCATCCAGTAATGTTTAAAATACTTATATGTTTCTTCTTTCGGTATAAGTCCTTTATCACAAGATACGAACTTTCTTTCATTCGCCAAAAAAACTTCTTTCATTAATGTATCGTATTCTACTTTATGATAATCTAATAAATGCTTCAGAGCCAGCTGTTCAGCAAAAATTAAAAATTTAGAATTTGGAACTTTTAATTTAGTAAACCTGTACATTAATTCTAAAGAAAATTCAGCATACTTATTTGCAAATCTATAATCTGGAAAAAAAGAGAAGCAGCAATTTACTGCATAGGGTTTAGGTCTAGGAAGTAAATCTGATACTTGTTGTATAAATGGATCATTTGCAGTTGGATAATATCGTACTCCATCTTCTTCATGAGCAAATAAATGTTTATCAGAAAATAAATTAGAAATATTTCTGTATACTAAAAAATCGTGATCCATTATTAGAACTGGTTCTTTAATATTTCTTAAAACTTCTAATTTACTAGATGCCCAGAATACGCTCTTGTCTATACTTTTATTTGTAGAAAGTATAATAACCTGATTCCATGTGTCTAATGCATTAAGATCTTCTAGAAATGTCTTAGTTAATTTATCACAATATAAGGTAGTAGAGTACTGTGGATGATGTTTTTTCCACTGTACACCTGAACTGATAAGTAGTAGTGTATCTAACTTGGTATAAAAAGAGTTGTCACCCTTTATATTTTCATAAACCCATATAACCTTCAATAACCTTTTGTTTTTCTATTATGTAAATTCAGCGTAGAATACTGTAGTAGATGTTTGATCTGAAGTACCTAATGTTAATGTTGTACCAGTCTGTATTTGAGCTCCTCCTGAACCTCCTGCTCTCCATCTTACAAATGTTCTAGGATAAGCAGCAGTTTCGTCTGCTGTTAATGTAACACTATTTAAATCTAAGTCAACATTTTTTAAAGTAGTCGTACTATTCACATCATTTAACGAGTAGCTACCTGCTGAAACATCTACAAATCCTCCTGTGGATACTTGTACTGATCCGTAAAACCAGTTACCATTATATATTTCGCTAGCTGATGTCGGGTTAGAATTAGAAGGAGAAGCATCTGCTAATGCATTATTCATAGTTACATTAGAATCAGATGATATATTATTGGCCCATGTATCAAAAGAGCTAAATGAAATATTAGTTGTTCCGTAAGTATGTACTGCCATCGTTATGTTTTTATAATTTTATTAGAAGGAAAAAATTTCTTTAATTCTTCTTTCAATACTTTATAACTATTACCTGTTAAGTCATCTAAAACTGATATGTCTATTACTTTTTTAGTTTCTTTAACTGTTTTTACTTTTACTTTTTTCTCTTCTTCTACTGTTCTATATAATGTTATTTCGTCCCCCTGTTCATCAAAACTTATATAGGGAACTTCTACTTGAACTGTCTTTGTTTTATAAACTGGTATTTCTACCTCTTGTTCCTTAATCATTTCAAAGGTATATAAATTTTCTATATTTACCTTTTCACCTTTACTTAGTTCATCTTCGTAGTAAATTACATTAGAACCTACTAAGCCTACTGCATTTTTACTTTTATCATCAGCGTACTTTCTATTAAAGTTGGTAGCTTGCTCTTTATTGAGCCAAGCAGTAGTTGTAAAAGTAACTAAATTAGAAGATCTATTGATTTTCCAATTTTCTATTCTTATATAAAACTCTGAGGTAGGACCTGATGTTGTCTCTAATTCTACATTTAATTTAAAACCCATTTTTTATTTGCTTAATTCTTCTACTTTTGCTGCTAATTCTTTTACTGCCTCAATTAATACAGCACTTAATTTAATATAATCTACTGCTAGATATCCATTTTCTCTTTCGTGAACTAGATCAGGATATTGTGCTTGTATCTCTTGTGCTTTAACTCCAATATCATGTCCTGTTTTACTAGTAGCATCTTCGATACCTTCTTTCCAATCAAATTCGTATCCTCCGATTGCTTTTACTTTATCTAAAGCACCTGCTAGTGGTGCAAAGTTCTCTTTTAATCTTTCGTCAGAAGAATAGTATGCTGTAATGTCTCCTGATGCTCTTATTTCACCGGGAGAAGTTGATGGAGCTGTTCCTATACCTAAACAGTGAGCCTGTAAGTGACTACTAAACTGAGATGTACCAGTTCCGGTTACAGTTACTAATCCGTCACTATCTACATTATTAAACGTTACATCGTCTGTCGTTTTAACATCTTGGTTCATTGCATATAGCTCATTTGCTCCTTGACCTGTGTTAAGTGTTGCTCCTGCTATAGCTCCTGTAGTAGTAATAGTATTAGCTCCCATATCAAGAGCTTTATTCATATTCCATTTAGTACCGGAATGAGTATAAGTAAATGTAGCTGATGCTCCATCGACTGTAAGTCCTGCACCATCTGCTGCTGCTGAATCTGCTGATCCAGATGCTACTGTGATATTTTTATCCTCTACATTAAGATTTGTAACTTGTAGTTCTGTAGTCGTTCCTGTAACTGTAAGATCTCCTGTCAAGGTAAGATTAGTAAAAGTTGGGCTGTCTCCTGCTCCTACACCGATTGATGTTCTGAGGGTTGCGCCGCTTTCAGCAACTGGGTCTCCTGTTCCGTCTCCTACAATCATTTCACCATTACCCAAAACACCCATTGCCGTAATAGCTCCTGTTCCAGATCCTAATAAGACTCCTCCATCAGTTAAAGTAGAAACACCTGTTCCTCCATCGGTAACTGGTACATCTGTACCACCAGCACGGTATATTATATTACCTTCTATATTAACATTACCAGATGAAGCTCTAGTAAGTGTAGTATCTGATGCATGACCTAATTCAATTCCTGTTAGTTGAGGACTATCACCAGTTCCAACACCAATTGATGTACGTAATGTCGCACCGCTTTCAGCAACTGGGTCTCCTGTTCCGTCTCCTACAATCATTTGACCGTCAGTTAAAACAGCCATTGCTGTGATAGCTCCTGTACCGGAACCAAGTAGTACTCCTCCATCGGTTAATGTAGAGGCTCCGGTTCCACCGTCAGTAACTGGTACGTCAGTACCGCCTGCTCTGTATATTATATTACCTTCTATATTTACATCCCCAGAACTAGCTCTTGCTAAAGTAGTATCAGATGCATGACCTAATTCTATAGAAGCGAATTGAGGAGTATCATCAGTGCCTAATGCATTTGAGTTTACGTTTACTCCATTAAATTTTATTTGACCTTGTGCATCACCTTCTGCTGAAGCTGAGATAAAGGTTGGTTTGCTTGTTATATTAGCGTACCCAACAGTAAGGCCAGTACCATCACCATTAAAAGAACCAGTAAAGGAACCAGTAAAGCTAGAGTCAGCTACTGCTGCTCCAGGTTGGAATGTTAAATTAGAGACGCTAGGGCTATCTATTCTCATGAGTTATTTTGTTTTCGTATGAATTAGTCTTTTATAAATATCACTTTTTTACTACAACAGTACCGTTGAACGTGGATGTAAAAGTAATATCTAATGCATTTGCTGATGTCGTTGTTATTTCTGATGGTATAACTTGTGCTCTACTACTACTATATACTTGAACTATAGGATAATCTTCTGATAAGCTATGTGTGACAGCATAAGAGGATGCACCTGTAATACTTTGTCTGTATGTTTGTGTTGAACCGGAAACTATATGACCAGCTTTTCCTACTACTACCCTACCTGTAGTGGATGAAAAGAATGTTGTAGTTACAGTATTAGTATCAGTAGTTACTATGCTACCAGGAATAATCATAGCATCGTTGTCATCGTAAACAGTTACCTGAACGTTTTTAGTTCCGAAATTATGTGATGTAGCTACTGATGTTTGATTTGAGAAAGAATCAGCAATAGTAGCTGTTTCTGAAATATCTGATGTTATTCCTGTTAACGCTGATCCATCACCTTTGAAGTATGATGCAGTTACAGCATTGGTAACACTAAGATTGGTTAAATTAGCAGAAGACCCGCTAACTATTAGTTTTTTCCAGTTTGGCATTTTACTTTATATTATGGTTGGTAACTCAAACGAGTCCACTTCCTTTTAAGGCCGATAATAGCTTTTATATAAATATAGTAAAAATTTACTAATTATCCTACTTAAATAAAAAAAGGCCCTGAGGCCTTAATTTATTTTTTCATATCTGTCAACTTTTTAAACACAGTATAGAACATTTCAAATTCTACTCCTTTGTAGTTAGCTTGTCGTAATTTAGTTAAAACAAAATCTATTTCAGTAGAACTTAATTTAGAATTATTTGGTTTGTTTAAATTTTCAAAAGCTTCTTTACCTGTTTTAAAGTCTCCATTAGTAATTAACGCCATAATCTCTATGCATATATCCAGACAGTACCATCGTCAGTTTTAATATTTCCATTTTTTTGATATTCTGGAATATCAGTATGACCTGCATCTATGTCTACCACAGCAGATACAAAAGCATCTGGAGCTACAGAAGTAGCACTGTGTGATAAAGAGCTAGTAAAACCAAATCTAGTTTCGTTGCTATCATAAACATAAGCATGTCCTTTAGCTCCTCCTTCATCAATTAAAATACCTCCTTCATCAGGGTTTGCAGATCCTGAGTTAAGTACTATAAATTTATCCTCTACAAGTAAATTAGTAGTTTGAATAGAAGTAGTAGTACCTTGAACTGTTAAATCTCCTGTTAGTGTTAAACTAGCAAAAGTGGGACTATCGTTTGATTGAAGAGTAGTAACATCTACATTTACTCCGTTTACCTTTATTTGACCCTGAGCATCACCTGCAATAGATGATGATACTAATGTAGGTTTACTAATTAAGTTAGCAAAAGGAATAGATCCTGATACAACATGACCTCCTTTACCAACGATTATCCTACCAGAAGTGCTAGTATCAAACGTTACTGTAACTACATTAGTATTAGTAGTAGTTACTGTGCCAGGAATTATCTGTTCATCACTACTGTTATATACGGTAGCTAGTACATTTTTAGACCCGAAGTTGTGAGTTACTGCTACACTTGTTTGATTAGTAAATTCTTCAATTACAGTAGCATTTTGATCTACTGTTATATTAGTTAAAAGAGAACCGTCTCCTTTAAATATAGAAGCAGTTATTGCTCCTGTACCTAAATTTACTTGCTGGTTAACTAGACTTGCTACTACTTGTTCTGACCCACTTAATAAAGTTAATTCTAATTCAGTTTCGGCCGTTGATAGTCTGCTAGCTAACGAGGAACTAGTAGAGGTAAATGATCCTGATATATCAGAGGCAATTTGTGCAGAAGATGAAATAGTACCGGGTGCAGTAACATTAGTAAGAGCAGAACCGTCTCCTTTGAAAAAGGAGGCAGTCACTGCATTACTTACATTTATGTTTGAAAGTTCGGCTGAAGAGCCGCTAAGTATTATTTTTTTCCAACTCATTGTTCTATTTTATAAGGACTAGGTGATTAACTAACTTCTATACGTAAATGTAAGCGTTAGTTGCATCTACTTTAATATTTCCTCTCTTAGCTACTTTAGTATCAGTACCATCTTGGGAGTCTTCAGTGTCAACTACTAATGCAACGTATGCACTAGGAGTAGCAGCAGTAGTATCCCATGATATAGAACCTGTAGCGTATGATAATCTATCTTTTGCTACATCGTAAAAGAAAGCTGCTCCAGTGTCTCCACTTGAACCTGATGAAAATACTAAACCTTGATCTCCTGTTCCAGAACCGGAATGTAATAAAATAAATTGATCTTCGACGTTTAGGTTAGTTGTCTGTAAAGACGTTGTTGTACCTTGTACTATTAAGTCACCTGTTACTGTTGCATTACCACTTACCGTAACTCCTGCAAATTCAGGTGAATCGGAAGCTTGTAATCCTGTATTGGCATTAGTTGTAGCTCCGTTAGATACTACTCTAACAACACCCTGTGAAGGTGAGCTTAGGACTGAAGCAGAAACGATACCGTCAGTAGCACTAATCGTAATAGTATTACCTGATACGCTTGTACTAATTGTGTTATCTCCTGCAAGAGTAAATGTGTCTCCTCCGTCAATAGCGTTAGATGTTCCTGAATCAGCTGCAATATCAAATGATGTAGAGATTGCTACCGTAGAAGCTGAAGTAAGACGTCCTTGTGCATCAACTACAAATCTTGGTATAGCTGTAGTAGTACCGTAAGTACCTGCAGTTACTGCTGTATTAGCTAATTTAGCTGCTGTTACTTGATCGTCAGCAATGTGCTGTGTATCAATAGCTCCGTCAACTAAATGTTCGCTATCGATAGAATCGTCTGCGATTTTAGCACCATTGACTGAATCATTACCTAAATGAGAATTTAGTACTCCTCCTGCTGCTATCCCAACTCCGTTAGAATCTAAATTAAGAGAAGATCCTGATCTATCTAAAGAAAGAGCAGATCCACCTCCTCCAGTTAATCCGTTACCAGCAGCAGCGGTTGCTATTCTTACTGTTCCTGAGCTAGCTTCTAAACCAGTTCCTGCTAAAGGAGTAGCTAGTTGAGAAATATTAGCTCTTCCTTCAGTACCGTCATCTGATACTATAAATTTATCTCCTGTTTCTAAAGTTGCAGCAGTAAGATCTGAGCCGAAAGCATCAATATCTAATGTAGTTGCTGTGATTCCAGTTAGTGCTCCACCGTCTCCTACGAATGTTCCGTTAAAACTACCTGTGTGTTTTAAACCGGTTGCTCCGGTTGTTGCTGCAATATTTCCTGTTCCGTTTATAGCAGTGGTGGTAAGGTTACCTGAAGCACCGGTTACTACACCGGATGATAGAGCGTCAACCTGAACGTTTGCTAGATTTGCTGTGGAGCCGGATACTATTACCTTTTTCCATTGTGCCATAATACTTAGTATGTTTTAGTTAATTGTTATGTTAATAAATATTGAGTAAATACTTAATCCACTGAGCCGAAATAAAAACTTCCAGATGTGTCGGCATATATACCGCCAACCGTAGCACTAGGAGCTGAAGACTGTGTAGTAAATATCACTATACCTTCGTTATCTATCTTAAATAATTCTCTTGATCCTGAGAATAGAGTAAATGTTTTACTATCTGAAATTTCTATACTTAATGAACCAGTTATAGCAAGATCATTTGTTGTTGAGTAACTAGAACCAGTTTGTTGGAATATTGCTAAATCTACTACTCCATTAGTAAAGTGAGTAGAGCCTGTATTTATATTTACTCCTCCCTGTACTCCAATTCCTAATCCTGCATCTACTTCTAAAGTAGCATTTCCGCTTGAAGCACCTCCAGTCAAACCGTCTCCTGCAAATACTGCTGTGATATCACCACTTCCTCCTCCTCCTCCTCCTGAGCTTGGAAAGTTAAATTCCGCAAATGATGCTGAATTACTAAAACCGCTATACCCAGGAGTTGAAAAAGCTATGAACTTAGAGGCTATATAAGTTTTAGTTTCAGACCTTACGTATATAACTTGACCGTCTTTAAGACGAGATTCGTCTAAAGCTCTCATAGTAGATCCTGAATCGACTGTAGTCCATCCTCCTTGGACGTATTCAACAGCAGTAAATGCTCCTGTATCCCCTGATCTTACGTAAATGTCACCTGCTGTAGTTGGCATATATAATTAGTTTTATGGTGCTGACGCTGAGTCTGGCATCAAGAAATATCTTGAGTTGTTAGTATTTTTTCCTTCTGCAAAAATCATTCCCCAGTTATCTGATCCTTCTGTGGTATCCTTTACAGGAAAGTAGTATATACCCGAACCAACTGTTCCCGGTATAGAAGCATCTTTAGCATATAAATAGAATTCTTTAGCAGTTCCTGTACCATCTGGTGGTACTCCGTCATACATAGTTTTAGGTTTACCAAACTGATTACTTGCGCTTGGAAATACAATTACTACGTGTTGTGATCCTCCTGAGCTAAAATTAAAATATCCAAGAGTTGAAGTTCCTCCTGCTCCTGTATCGGATAATGTACTCAATGATGAAGAAGCAAGTAAGGTTACCTTAGCAGATGCTCCATATGAAGATGTAAAGGAGCTTCCTATTGAACCACTTATTAAATGAGATATTAAAGAGCCTGATTCAACTGCTACTCCATCTCCTCCAGTGTCTCCTGCTGATCCAAAAAATTGAGCTTCTGATGCTGGGTTAGCTGCCCAGTTTACTCCGTACCCGTATACTAATCCTTTTTGTGATACTATAGTTAAGTCCCTATTATAGCTTCTACTCTTGTTAAAGTTATCTACTATTGATGCACTATAATTATAAGTACCAGCTGTTAATGTACTTGCAGCTTGGATTTCATATGATGATGAATTTGCATTTTGAGGTACTGCTTTAAAAGAAGAAGCGTTCGTTCCTCCTAACGACATTGAAAAGGGAGTATCGCTTTCATCATCAGTTATAGATACAGATACTAAGTTAGTATTAATAGATACAGAAGCTGTAAAATCAGCTGTTTGGTTAGTAAATGATGCTGCTGGTGAGCTATTAGCAGTAATATTTACTGTAATGCTACCTGAACCAATATTATCATATTGATCTCTAAAAGTTATATTAGATGTATAACTATCTCCTGAACCAGATGATGAGCCGCTTACATTTTGACCTATAGTCAGATTACCGCTATTGTTTACTACAATTGCAGCATTAGAAGAAGTAAAAGATTGTACTGCGGCAGAGTTATATTGAGGTGAATAAGTAACTCCTAAGTCACCTTGAGTTCCAGTTCTACCGTTAGAGTTAGTTACTATATTAGAGCCACTCAATGCAGATTCTATTATATAAAAAGTTCCATTAGTAGTTAAACTACCTATTGGTGCTTGATTTACAGTAAAGCTTACTGGTCCAGTACTGGTATCAAAACTACCTGTGTCAGATATAGAAGAAGTAAATTGAAAATCTCCTGCAGCTAAATTAGCACTAGCGGTAATTAAAAATGTAGTTCCTGATCTATTTGATCCTAAATTAGAGGATCCTGTAAATGTATATGAACTAAAATCTATTGCATCTCCATCAGGGTCCGAAAAAGATATAGTATATAATGTATTGCTTGTCCTTGCTCCGTTAGTATTTAAGTTAGCTGTAGTAGGAGTAGAAGTTATATTAGGTGCTGAGTTATCAGTTACTGTAATTGTAAAAGTATCTACAGCGGTGGTTCCAAATGAATTAGATGCTGTTACTGATGCATTAAGGGTTTCCCCTCCTAAGTGAGAACCTGATATATTTGCTGATAAAGTTATATAGCCTGAGCTGTTTATAGCAAATTTTGATGTAGGATTTACATTCCAAGTAACTGATTGTCCGTTAGTCACACTATACCTTGCTGCGGTACCTGCTATTCCGGAAGTTGCTGTAGTAACACTTGCTCCGTTTAGTGCAGATTCTATAATATAGAAAGAACCGTTAGAAGTTATACTTGGTCCTACGTCATCTGCTATAGTTAATGTTATAGCTGCTGAAGCTGAGGTTGAATTGTATGAATCTGTTACTGAAGCGCTATAGATGTATGTATCTATAATGTCAGAATTAATATTTTGAGATGATTTTCTAGTTATTACCCCATTTGAAGCCATCGAAAAAGGATCTTCATGCGGGTCAGACTGGCTTGTTCCTGAATAAGTTCCTGTATTTACAATACTACTACCGTTTTTAAGTCCAGCTAAAGTAAAGTTTTTAAATACTATACTATCACCTTCAGGATCAGTAGCAGATATCTGTTTAGAACTATCTCCATCGTTTTCATCTTCACTAAACCCAGTTAATGTCTGATTATTTATTGTTGGTATTGTATTATCTACTACAGTTACTGTAATAGGTAAGGTATTTACTGAATCAGTATCTTGTCCAGCTTGAAAATGTTCATCTGAAGCAGTTATACTGAAAGAATATGAAGAAGTAGTCTCATAATCTAAAGAACTCGTAGCTTGTGCTACTGATACGTAAGTTGCATACTTAGTTATACTAAAATGATTGCCAGGTATTGAGCTAGATTGAATAGTTATAGTGTCTGATTCAGCGTCAGTGAAGTATATCTTGGTTAACTCACCTGAAGATGCATTTTCATTTCTAGTTGTACTAAAAGAAGATATTATTGAACCGCCTGTCGAGGTTTCCCTAAATACTGGGGCAGCATTAGGTGTAACTCGTATATAAATTGTTTTATTTGTTGTTGCATTAAAAGTATCTGTTGCAGATACTATTATAGGGTGAGCAAGTACGTCATCTCCTCTATTATCTGTATTAAATGATGCAGAAGCTAAGGAATTAAGAGTAATCAATCCACTCCCCGAAACTCTAAAGAGATCTGCAGTGTAAGCACTACTTGTACTAAATGTTAATGACTGTCCCTCTGCATCTGACCCGGCTATAGTAACCACTGATGAACCAGAAGCTTGATATTCTTCAATTACCTGATTTCCAGTGCTTATAGAAGGGCTTGTATTAGGAAAAAACACAGCATTTAAGAAATCTACTACACTTCCACTAGTTCCTGGGTTAAAAGAAGCACTAAATAGCCCTCTAAGGTTTTCATTTGATACTATTCTATTACCATTAAAATCAACTTGATCTGATCCTGATAGTATGCCTGCTCCCAAATCAGCTATCTTAGCGTTAGTAAGGGTAAAGGAAGATCCTCCTCCTGATCCAAAACCAGCTGATGCTGCTGATGCTGATGTAAGATATCCTAAAGTAGTTATTTGAGCTGATGACGATACTGTCCCTGTAGGAATAGATGTTATATAGGAAGAAGTAGCAGCTTGAAGTGAATCTAATCTACTAGAAGCTGAGCTAGTAAAGGTGTTTAACTCACCTATATCTCCAGAAGATGTAATGAATCCTAAATTCTCTATTTGAGCTGAACTACTAATGGTTCCAGCAGGTACTGAAGTGAGATATGAGGAAGTTGCAGCATTTAAAGCTGTAATACTTGTATTGGCTGAAGAGGTAAAGATATTTAACTGTGTAACATCACCTGAACTAGTAGCGAATCCAAGAGCTTCTATTTGAGTAGAACTACTAACTATACCAGAAGGTTTATTACTTAAGTCTGAATAGCTTGAGACACCAGAAGAGGTTATAAACCCAAGCGTTTCTATCTGAGCTGATGACGATACTGTCCCAGAAGGAGCAGAAGTGAGGTAAGAAGATGTAGCTGCCTGTAATGAACTTAATCTAGTTAAAGTAGAGCCAGTAAATGTGTTGGTTGAACCACTAAATTGATTTAATGGTAGTAATGAAACACCTACTGATCCCGCTTCTAACGTGGATATCCTAGTATCTATACTAGAACCATTTAATATTATATCTGATCCAGATACTTTTAGTGATCCTGTTAACTGTAATCCTAAATTACTAGGTCTAAACACAGCAGTAGTAATAGAACTACTTCTAAATATTAACGATCCCGATAATTCTGTGCTAAAATTTGTCATTATCTGCTTTTTTCACAAGATTTTTGAGTCTTGTTATAAATATCTCTTTTAAAAACTATCTTCAGTTTCAGCTCCGAATTTAATAGCAGATTTAGAATAAAATTTCTTTGAATTATAAGCTTGTGCATTAATCGTATCTGTTATAATATGTCCTAAGAGGTTAATATTGAATTCTGTTTTATTAATTCTTTCATTTCCTTGTACAACCTCGGTAACAGTAGTATAACTATCTATCATTGCTCTGAATCTAAACTTAGATGGGTTACCCCAGTAGGAATCAGAAGCAAAATTAATACCTTCTATTATTTTATTATTTTGTTCTAAGTAGTCTGTAAATATAATACAAGAGTATACTATGTTTACATAGTCAGGTATTACAACAGCATAGTATTCCTTTTCAGGAACTCTGTTATTTAGTACAGAAAACTTATCATATACGTTTTGTTTAGAAAAAGTCTTAGTAAAGATCCCAAAATTATGAGGATTATTAGCATCTAACTTGTTTCCTAACTGTCTATTCTTTTCTAATGAGTCTCTCCTAAACATTATTATAGGAGCTTGCATTTTTCCGTTCTTATCTCTGTAATATCCATCTTTTTGAACTGCTGACCAGCGTTCAGGTGAACCGTACACAAGAGGCACGTTAAGTTTTTTACCATTTTGAGTAACTTGAGGTCTTAATACATCATTAAAATAGTAAAAGATAGCTTCATCTATATCTTTTATACCTACTTTGAAGTTTTGAACCTCATCATTATCTCTTCTTATCTGGTTTTCTCTGTTTTTATCAGTATTAAGTGAGGCTTTAGAGTTTATTTCAGCACCAGATTCAGGATTTTTATACGTAGATATTGAATCCTGTGATAGTTGTTCTTGTGACTTAGGTATATTAGGTTTCTGTGCCATATTATCTTACTTCTGCTATGCCAACTCTGTCGGCTCTTGTTAAATGACAGTCTACTATTATAGATATAGAAGAACCAAATCCAGATGTGCTTGAATTAAGGTTATAACTACTGTCTCTGCCTAAGAATAACTGGTTCTCTCTTACTGTATCAACTTCATAGTAGTCTTCATGCCAAGATATGATATCTCCTACCTCTGGTACTACATTTACGTCTGATAGGTCAGGTCTTAAGAATGCAAATGATGCTTCTCTACCTAAATCAGGTCCGAACTCTTGTATATCTATAACTTGATCACCTCTAGTTATTAAACAATTGAGCTTTACAGCTGTATTATATGTTTTTTCTAGTGATTCACCGTAGATATTTACATTTATTTCATCTAATGCTATCTTATAGTACAATATCTCTTGTTCTACTATATCTTTTAGTAGTTCTCTATTAATACTTACCAGTAAATCAAAGTCTCTGTTGGATCCAAATAGCATATTAGTATTCTCCTGGTGTTTTCATTCGTTCTACTGATTTACCAGCTACTTTAAACGAACTTACCTCTTGATACCTACTCATCGCATTTTGTTTTAATGATTCAAATGCTTCAGATGGTGGTTTCTGAGTGATTATTTTTACTTTAAATATGTATCTATTGCTTGAATCATCTGAATTAGCAATAGTACATGTGGTTACACCGGGTAACGCTCTAATTAGGTCAGCTAGTACTGATGGACTAGTATCATTACTAATTACCTGCACCATTGCTCTAAAAGGCGTATAAGTTGCCTCTCCTAGTATAATCTTATGTAACTTCATTATCCTATATATATTGTATAAGGAACATCACTTAATGTTTTCCTTAAATTTTCACCTTCACTAGCTTTTCTCTCTAATTGAGCTTGTCTAGACGTCTGTTCCAACATTTCTTTTAGTTCTGTTAATAAAGATTCTTTTTCTGCTCTAGAATCGGTAAGTAAATCAGCTTGATTCAGTGTTGCTTCACTTCCAGGCACTGGAACTGTTTGGTATTTACCTCTAATATATGCTAGTAGTTCTTTTGCTAGTGCTAATGTATATCTAAAGATCCACTGTCTACCAACACTATTGATTTGAGAATAAACTGGGTTATTATACGGTACTTCTCCTACGTTAGTTATAAGATTGGTATCGGTTGTATGTGTTGCAGAGCGTTTATCGTTAATTTTGTAGTATTCGAACCTTACTTTAGTAGCTCTTTTAGGCACTGGGAATAATTTCAGTCTATTATTAACTAATTCAAAGGAATAAGCAGATCTTCTTATTTGATCATTAAATTCAATTGCCTGTACCTTTAGTATGTCATAAGAAGCAGGCATTAATAAGAAATTTACACCAGGACTATATGATCCAAAGTCAAAAGCGTCCATTAAAGACTGTACTCCTGTACCTGTACCTGCATAAGGGTCAAAATACCTTAATATTGCTGGTGGTGCTTCGTAAAATATCTTTCTTACCTCTATACTACCGGTAATACCTTCATCTAAAGCCCATTGGTCCATATCGTACTCTTGAACATTCTTCGTAGTATTAAGTGAACCAGTATATCTTGTAGTATATCCTCCTACTTCAGCTTCTGTACCATAGTTCTTACTAATTTCAACTACTCTCTGTAAAGAAGAGTCTATTAATTTATTATTAAAGCTACTTCCTGTACTAATACCTTCTACACTTAAGTAGTTTTCACGTATTTTGTATTGAAAGACTTCGTTTCCGTAAGTAGTAACAGCTTCTTCGAAACATGCAAAGAAAGATCCGTCTTGTAACTCTACATCCATTAAAGGAAATCCTAGGCGAGTACCACAAAATTTAGCTACCTTTTCAGCATCTGCTTGGAAAGAAGTATCCGTATCATAAAATCCGAAAGGTGTAGAGCCAGTTGTAAAAGTTGCACTACCGTCCCATATAGTAACATTAGCCATTTATAAGAGTTTTATATAAATAGCCAAAAAAAAAGAGGCCCGAAGGCCTCTCTTTATACATATTCTAAGTAATCTTAGATCTGAGATAAGTCTGAGATAAAGATTTTTCCGTAGAATTCTGGTCTGATCATCTTCTTAGCGTAACGAGTCATTAAACCTTTACGTGGAGTGAAGGTTTCTGGATCGTATACTAGAGGAGTCATCATTAATGGTACGTAAGGTGCATATACAGCTCCTGTTTCTAGGAATTGTGAACCTCTAAATCCTAACAAGATTGTATTTTCAGTCATATAAGGATTCTTATATACTTTAAATCTGTTAGCTAGAGATCCTACTCTCTGTACGCCCATGTTGAATTCAGCCTGATCTCCGTCAGTAGCAGCTGCATATCCTGGAATAGATTCTAAGATTGTAGCAACAGTTGGAGAACATACTAGGAAGTTAGCTCCACCTCTTAACGTTTTCTGGTGAATTTTGTTAGATACTTTTTGGATTTTAGTACCAAGAGTTTGGAACCATTGTCCTTGAGTATTGTAGAAATCAGATGTGTCAGTTGACCAAGCACTTCCGTTCCATACTTTGTTGTTTTCAGCAGACCATCTTTCAGTAGTTCTTGCATCCAAGATCAACATATCAAGAATCTCTAGATCGATTTCCATTGAAATGTATTCACTTAGTAGTGAAGTCAATTCAGCTTCTGCATCGATTGAGTGATATGCGTTAAGGTCTTGAGCAAATTCTGGAGTCCATTGTGCTTTTAACTTACGTGTTTTAGCAACAATTGCTTCAGAAGCAAGATTTACGTCAATTTCAGGAATTCTGATTGATGTATCTACAGCTCTATCAGAGTTAGCTTCAAAGTCTCCTCTGTCGTTATCTACTGGTTGAGTTTGGTATAATACAGTCGCATTTACTGAAGATACAGTAAGGTTTGAAGCAGTAACAACGAATGTTACAGCATTTCCGCTTACAGTAGTTAATTCAGGGTGAGATGTAACGTCAACAGAAGCAGATAATACTCTAAATGCTCTTGCAGCTAGATAATCAGCGTTATCAGATCCTGCGAAAGTAGTTGTTAAAGTTTTGAACTGTCCAGTAGCTAGATCAGCATTGTAGCCGATAGAAGCTGAAGTAGCTGCACCTGCAGATGTTCCAGCAAAAGCTTTAGACGAAGAATTGATAGTATATCCGAATTGTCCAGCGCCATAAAGACCACCAGATACGTCTACATCAACTCCCATTTTAGTTCCAGCTTCAGTTACATTACCGTATAAGTTTCCACCGTCAGCACGTCCTCCTACTCCGTCTCCATATTTGAAGTCTAGGTAGAATACTAGCCCTGAAGGCAAATTCATTGGTTGTACTGATACAAAGTCTTGCGCTACGATTTGAGCGAATACTTTACGTACTAATGGTAGAGCAACACCTGCCCACTGCTCGCCATCGCCAGCTGTGAAGGTTCCAGTTGAAGTACCAACGTTGTTGGCTTCAGCTACAATTTGTTTAGCTTGGTTTTCAAGGATCATAGCCATGTTACTAGCTACTCTCTTATCCTCGATACCTTCTAACAAACCAGAAGCTTGCCACTTTTCTGCTAATCTAGCAGAGTCAGCCTGTAGGCTTTTGTAAGTGTTTGAGCTCTCAAGTAAATTTTTAATTTCCATGATAAAATTTAAGTTTAAATTATTTAATTATTCCTGCTAATTTTTGCATTCTACGAACAGCATCAGATACTTCACTAATTACTTCAGGTTTTCTAGCTGTAGTTCCTGTAGCTTTAGATGCCATACCTTTATGCTCTTTAATAGTAGTCTCTTTCTTTGTTACCATATTTTCACTTACGGTTTCAAATACTAATTTCACTTCTTTTACTGTTTCAGCTTTATCGAAAGCAGCAATAACGTTAACTTTTTGAGACTCATTTAAATTATTAGCTTTAAATATTTTGTTAACGTATAAAAGTTTAGAGTTAAGAAGATTAGTTTCATGAAGATCTACTTTAAGCTGCTCGATAGTTTCAAGAGCTTGCTCTAGTTCTTTATTAGTTACTTCTTTAACTGTTCTGTTGACATTTTTATGTTTGTCTTCTTTTGATTCAGCATCTGCTGGGACTTGAACTGAAGTATCTTCTTCAATACTTTCGTCTTTCTCGTCTTTATGAGCTTCGTCCACGTCATCGTGATCATCAGCTTCACTAACAGATTCTAATTCTCTTAGAAGTTCATCTAAGTCAATTTCTTCCTCGTCAGCAGGTTCGTCAACAGGAACTTCAAGTTCTGCTTCGTCTCCCATACCTTCGATATCACCGCCGTCCATATCGTCTGCCGGTAATTCATCGTCTGCTCCTGCTCCCATTTCGGTAGCAATTACATCTCTGATAAGATCTTTAAACTGATCAACAGTTAAGTCCCCTATTTCGTCGTCACCTTCTGCTCCTTCAGAGCCTTCAGCGTCTTCGATGTCAGCTTCAGCTTCGTCATCTGATTCTTCAGAGTCATCCTCTACTTCGTCTTCTTCAGCTTCGTCTTCTGCTTCTCCAATACCTGTAAAGTCTTCCTCTACTGCTTCGTCTTTGTCGTCGTGTCCTTTTGCTTCTTCAACTTCATCTTCATCGACTTCGTTTACTACTTCTTCATCTGTGGATTTATCTTCCATCTCTTGAAGTTTAGCAGCTAACATGTCTTTTAGATGAGGAGTTAAAGTCTCTTCTAGGGCTTCTTTAGCGTTAGCAATAGCGGCTTCTCTTACAGATTTAGCTTCAGCAATAGCTTGCTTGAATAAATCTTTGTTTGCCATTATAAAAAATTTGTGTGGTTTCTGTAGTTATTAAGAACTACAATAGAAAATTATATTTTTTGATACAGTATAGTGACTGTATATTCTTATATAAATATATACTAAAATAAAAAACCCGACAAAAAGTCGGGTCTTAAGTGTAGCGGTGTGAGATTCTTATGAATCTAATATATCTTTTATTTCGTTTTTAAAAGCTGCTTCTTTAGTTAGCTTAGTTTCTTCTACTCCTTCTTCGTAGCCTCTTCCTTTTTCTCTAGAATTTCTTTTAACTGAAGTAAAGTCTTTGTCAAATCTTTTCCACATCTTACAAAGTTTGTTATCAGGCTTAGCGTCACAGTAGTCCATTGCTGACATTCCTCCTTTGACTGCTGCAAATAGACCTGCTCCATATGTAGCTGCAATCATTAGAGCTTCAGGGTTTTGTAATAGGTCTAGAAGATCAGTAGCAGGTGCTTCATTAAGGTCTGCTTCGTCCATGTCTTCTTCCCCTTCACTGTATTCGTTTTTCTTTCTCTTACCGTGAACATGTTCTTCAATACTCTTAACATCGAGCTCGTTGATAGGAATATTTTTTTGTATTCCACTTTCTTTAAAGTAGACATCGTAATGAGTTACTTCATGCTTTCCTTCGGCATTTTCTACTAAAGTATGTTGACCTGCGATACATACTCCATATCCGTATGTTTCATGTACTACGTGTGCTGCACAGTCATGTGCAAAGCCTGGTCCGGCTTCGTCTACGTTTTCTTTTTTAGCTTTTTTACCTTCAGCTATGAAATTTCTTAAATTAAAGTTGCTATATTCGCTCATGTTAAATTCTTTAATGTTTATATATAAATATGTGTTTTTTTATAAAACGTTATGCTCTTAGTATGTCGTTAATAATTAAATCTAAATTTTTATATCTAGATACTTTTTCTGTACCTTCTTGTAATGATATAGGATTCATATATGCTCCATGTGTTGAAGGATTAGAAACAAAATCCCAACAGACTAATTCAAAATCTGGCTGTACTTCTAATTGTCCTTCGTTTGTCTGATTTACTGAGCCTGTACCTCTAGATGAAATACCTATTGTGTGGCCTGCTTTAATGATTTCTTTTACAATATTACCTGCTGGGGTGTTTAGTAGTTCAACCTTACCCATTAGGTCGTTTCCGTCCCACCATAGCTCTTTAACTATATGAGAAGCGTTCTTAAGAGAGACAACAGGAGACTCAGGGTGATCAAGTTCTCCGAATGCATTACCGTTCTTAACAAATTCATCAGTATACTTCTTTGCTTCTCTCTGTAATATATCTTTTGAGTATACTCTTCCATTTTGATTTTCGGCTACTGCTCTTTGCATAATACCCTCTACCTCAAATACTCCTGGTCTACTTTTGGATTCTTTGATAGTTGGTCTGAACGGCGTAACGTCTACTAATAATTGTGCCATATATTAAATGTTAGGTGTAAATACTGTATGTTTAGCATCTCCTATTTCTTCTATGTCGCCTTGCGCTCTTGCTTGTGCTACTAAATTAGGATCTAACCTTTTAGCTTTAGGTAACTGTAGATCTTGTGTAAAGCCTTTTTTAGTTACAGGACGTAGATCTAGAAGGAAAGCCGATTCTATAGAAGGGCCAATAAATTGTCCTAT